TCACACAAATGCTGTAGGTGTCTTAATTTATAAATTTAATAGTATATTTGTATTAACATAACATATTATTAAAATATATATGTTATAATTAAATAGAATAAAAAGACCATATAGAAAGGAATGTTATAATGATTAAGTTAATCGAAAATAGTCTTATGGGTAAAGCCTATATGCTCGATAAAAATAATAATCTAATTGAAGTAAAATATCATCCCTATGGATATGAAGGTGATATTGAGGAAAATACTTCTTGCCTTTATTTTCTGTATAAGTATGGAAATAAGTTAAAAGATAAAATTAAAGATATGATATTTGAATATTTGATATATTGTTTTAATAATAGTATTGATAATATTTGGACAGATGATGTTGATAACATTGAATTAGATAAGCAGAATTTCAAACAAGTTTTTGATGATAACGATATATACAATGTTATAGCGGGTTGGGCGATTAATATAAGCCGTGATGAAGTTTTTAATGACTTATATAATATATTTATTGAAGGACTTGAAAAGTATAATCTTAATTCTGCTTTTGACATAAGTGAATATGAAGTATATACCGACAATGTAGAAGGATATATGGCTCTCAATGAAGATTATGTTAGAGTTCGTATAGGAGGTAGATATGATAATAATGGCGAAGATTGTATTTATTTCCGCATTAGTTCCATTGGGTATGATTGGGGAGATAATATAATGGATATTGTCTTTAAGAAGTTTAACAATATAGGATATATTACTATTGAACGGGATATGGAAAGTGCTAAACTAAATAAATCTAATCATAAGATTTATAAGACTAAAGACGGACAACTTATAAACCATTTACCAATTAAAGATTTTATCTATCAAGAGCATATTCCGCTTGTAGCTTCATTGAATAAAGAAGCTAATAAGAATATAGAATTTGAACTTTTACCATTGATAGAAAGCGGACATAGTATGTTAGAAGTTAGAAAATATCTTCCTAAATCTGTAATGCTAACTGAATATAGGTATATAATAAATGAACAACTTAAATCCTTAAAAGAATAATGTTAATATTTAATTTACAAATAAAATAATATTTTTTAACACATTTTATTTTAATTAGTGTTATAATATAATTACAGTAAAACACATAATACATTAAACATTAAACGTAAAAACGGAGGAATTAAAAATGGTAGGACTTAACACAAGAGAAGCAACTTGGACAAACATTGGTGAGAATGTTGAAATGAGCAGTACAGTTAGTGAAGTTCTTGAAAAAGCTGGACTTGACTATGAGGTGGAAAAGAGACCTCTGTTTATTGATGGACCTAATGGTGGACTTACTGTTCCAGATAAGTTTGCAACCTATGATGTTACCAATGGTAAGATTAAGGGAGTCGTTGGTAACACCTATAAAATTCTTCAGAATCGTGACGCCTTTGATTTTGTAAATGGAATTGACGATAAGATTTCATTTGAACGAGCTGGAGAAACTAAATCCGGAATGATTTATATTATAGGTAGGTTGGATAATGTTACTGTATTAGGAGATACAATTGAACCCTATGTAATTTTTCAAAATGGACATAATGGAATTTATACATTGAAGACCACAATTTGTCCTCTTAGAATTGTGTGTCAGAATCAGTTTGCTATGTCTTTTAGGGAAAGTCCTAATACCATTTCTATACATCATAGTAATTCTATGGAAGGTAGATTGGTAGAAGCACAGAATCTTATGAAAGATGTAGCAGGTTATATGAAAAAGTTTAATGATACAGCAGAAGAACTTGCTGCACTTAAACTTAATGGTACAGCTGCAAATGATATATTTAAGGCATTCTTTATGCAGTCTGTTAATAAGGATAATGAAAAGGCACTTCAGGTTGTAAATGATAAGACCAACATTATTAGTAACATTTACAATTATGATGACAATCGGAATTTTAGGGGAACTATGTGGGGATTGGTTAATGCCTTTGCGGATTATACCACGCACATTCTCCCTATGAGAACTACAGATACTTCTACAGAAAATAAGTTTGTATCTGTAACAATGGATCCAAGAATTATGTCGGCATTTATTAAGTTTGCTATGCAGTTTACTACGGCAACAGCTTAAATTTATTTATACTTTGAATAAGAGCTTATTGGTATATAAAATAAGCTCTTATTCAAATACTTCATTGGTAGGTGAAATAATTGTCAAAATTGAATATTTATGATATAGCAAATACTTCAAATAATAATTATATTTCTAATACATATAATTATAATTCTAAATCAACTAATAAGAACATTAAATGTTGTATAAGAAAAAGTAAAAAATCTTATTCCGGTGTGAGTGGCTTCCTATCTTTCAGCTATAACCCACAGGCAATCAATATTATTAAATGTTCACCCGAAAGATGGTGGAACAAAGATACTAAAGAATGGGAAGTTCCTGATACATATTTGGATAATATTTTAAATAGTTTATGTAATGCTGGTTATACTATAGATAGAATAGATGAACGTTCTACAGAAGAAAAACAAGAATATATTACATTTACACCTCGTATCTCTATTCCGGAAGATTATAAATTTAAAACTCAACCTTGGGCTCAATTTCAACTGGATGGTGTTATATATGGTCTAAATAATGATAAATTTTTGCTAAGTGATGAACAAGGATTGGGAAAAACATGGCAGTCTCTACAGATTGCCTGTATTCGTAAAAAACTCAAAGGGTTTAAACATTGTCTCGTAATTTGTTGTGTTAATCCAAATAAGTATAACTGGATAGATGAAATAGAAGAACATACCTATGAAAAAGGTTATATCTTAGGTACAAGATATAGAAAGAAAAGTGGCAAAAAATATATTAGTAATAATGAAGATAAGTTATTTGATCTTGATAATATAAGTGATGATAATTTTTTCATTGTAACTAATATAGAAACTATTAGGTATTCTAAAAAAATACCTATTCAAACTCGAAGCGGTCGTCCTAAATATGAAACAGTTTATCCTATTGTAGACAAATTGGTAGATATGATAAATAAGGGTGATATTGGTTATATTATTACAGATGAGGTTCATAAGTGTAAGAATTCCCATAGTCAACAAGGGGAAGCTTTACTTGAACTTTGCAAATGTGATAATGTAGCAATGTCTGGAACATTGTTACTTAATTCTCCTATTGATTTATATACACCTTTGAAAATGGTAGATGCCGAAAAACATAGTTTAACACAATTTAAGCAGCATTATTGTGTGTTTGGAGGATTCAGCGGACGTCAAATAGTGTCTTATAAAAATTTAGGTGAACTACAAATGCTTGTAGATAAAGTAATGTTGAGACGTCGTAAAAAGGATGAATTAAATTTACCACCTAAAATTGAAACTATTAAATACGTTGAATTGAATAAAGATCAACAAGCACTTTATGATGAAATAAGAGAACAAACAATTGAAGATATTACAGAATATCAAAATAGAACAAAAAATATTGATAAAGTATCAAATAAGATGACTCCCTTATCTATGCTAATTAGAATGAGACAAGCTACTGGTAATCCTAACATTCTAACTACTAAGAAGATTTCAAACGCTAAATTTGAAATGCTTAAACTATTGGCAGAAGAACTTGTTGCTAACAATGAGAAATTTGTTGTTTTTAGCAATTGGACAGAAGTTCTAAATGATGCCTATAAGTTACTTTCTGATATGAATTTACAACCTGCTTTATATACAGGGGAAAATCATTCTGAAAGAGAATCTGAGAAAAACAGGTTTAAGGAAAATAATAACTGTAAATGTATATGCGGAACAATTGGTGCATTAGGTACAGGTGTAACACTAACAGAAGCTACTACAGTTATATTTTTAGATGAACCTTGGACTAAAGGTAACAAAGACCAAGCAGAAGATAGAGCTTACAGAATTGGCACTAAATCGTCTGTAAATATTATTACTATTATTGCTAAAGATACTATAGATGAAAAAATTCATGATTTAGTATATAAAAAAGGTAAAATGAGTGATATTATTGTAGATAAAGAAGTGGATGCTGTTGCTAATGAAAAAATGGTTCAATATTTACTTTCATAAACATTATAAATTGGAGGTTTTATTATTATGAATGATAACAATAAGGAAACAATGGTTGAAACTAATATTGAAGAAATTGTAGATAGGTTTTATGAAAATAATGAAAATCTAAAAACATTGAAAAAGGTATGTGAATCGGATAAAGCTACTATTAAAGCATATATTCTGGATTCAGAGGGTCAATTTGCAATACAAACAAATATTGCTATGGCTACTGTTACACCTGTAACAAAGACAACTTATAAAGAAAAAGAATTTGTAGAATTTCTTAGTAAATTTGAAATTCCAGGTCTTATTGAGTATAAGCCAGTTATTAATATGGACGTGTTAGAAGATAGCATTCATCACAATTATATTGACCCAAATGATATTGCCCCTTATATCATAGAAGATACAACTTATCGTTTGGACATTAAAAAGGTAAAGAATAAGAAATAAAGGACATAAATTAAGAAGGAGTTTGAAGTATATGCCAAGAGGACGACCAAAAAAATTATCAGAAGAAATGATTTCTTCTACACATAATGAAATACCAAATATTTCTGAAATAGATGAAGTTAATCCGGTACAGGAATATCAAATACAAGGTAAAGTTAAATCTATTTCTGCTATGTGTAGACAAAGTGTGAGTATTAGAGGTAATTATTACACTTTTGAATACAAAGAAGAAAGAGAATTGCCACTCACTAATAATATAAATTTAGTTAAAGAAAAAGATGCATTATGGTATTTAGTTAATAGTGAAGTGGATAACCAGATTAATAATTTAATTGAATGGTTAGACGAACAACGCCAAAGTAATTAATTATTTTTGTTAAACAAATTTATATATAATTTATTGTAAGTTTATAAATTATATATTTACATTATAGCTGTTTTGTTATATAATATATACATAAAGTTAATTCTATACAAAAAATACTTTGTGCGAGGCAGTTATTTTGTAAATAGTTTATACAACATTTAATTTAATATATGCTAATAAGCTCTTGAAGTAAATTTGTAAATGACTCGCACACATTTACAAATTTATGGAAAGAGCTTTTTATTTATAATCAGTTTAATTAAAAATTTACAAAAAAGTTACAATTATATTGGGGGTAGTTTCAAAATGACATTAACTAAACTTTTAGCTTCTGATGGATATATTTGTTTAAATAAATCCATAATTAAAACATTTGGTATTGCTACAGCACTCATATTAGGAGAATTGTGTTCTGAATATAATTATTGGGAAGCCCGAGGTGAAATTGAAGATGGTTTCTTTTTTTCCACATTAGAAAATTTAGAGAAAGAAACAACTATTAAAAGAAATATGCAACAAAAAGTTTTTGACTTACTTAAACAATATGAAGTAATAGAAGTTAAAAGAAAAAATATGCCTGCAAGAAGATATGTAAAAATTAACGAGGATAAATTATTTGATTTTCTTCAAATGTGTAATGAAATAAAAGATAGTGAAATTGATAAAACTGAACATCAAAACATTACAAAAATTCCGGAACAAAAAGAACTCCAGTTTACACTACAACAACAAACTGGATTACACTACAACAACAAACTAGATTACACTACAAGTGTAAACTATATTAATAATAATAAATATAATAAGAATAATATTAATAATAAGACAATAGATACTAACGTATCTATTGTCTGTAGCGACACAGCCGTTGCGGATAATAGTGATGTTTCTTCTAATATTATTAATACTAATACAGAAGAAATAACACAAGATGAGAAAAAACAAAAACCCTATAAACTTAAAAAGATTAAAACAGAACAAAAAACAACTAAGAATAAAAAACTTTTAGGAAATATCAATAAACAATTTGAACTTATAGATATATATTTTAATAATGGGGAAACTTGTAATAGACCTGATATAGCTTCTTTAATTAAACAACACTTACAACAAAGAATTAAAAAAATAGGTTATAAAAACTATTCTGATACTCGTTGGGAAAATCAACTTAAACTTTTAATTGAAAATTCTGAAGGCGATTATGAATATATGACAGAAATAATTAAAACAAGCATTTTAAGAGATTATAATGATTTAACATTTCCGGATCAAAAAAAATCTTTACATAAGTTCAAACCTCAATTTAATTCAAATAATAATTTTGATACTGCAAAAGATAATGTTAAAAATAAAGGCACTGCTCTATTTACTCCAGAAGAAAAAGAAACCTATAAGAACAATATGTTAGCTACAGATGAAAATGGTAATCCTATAGAATTTTAATCACTATGTAATTTACAATTTTTTATATTTTTACAAAATAAATTATGAAGATTTTGTATTTGGTATTATATGATTTTTAATTGTAAAAATTTTATTACAAACATTTTAAATTTAATTTTGATTATATTTTACTTAGCGTATTCAATGTTTTAATAAGTAATTATACTCACTACTAATATTACACTTAAATATTTCAAATACAAAATATAGTAATTAAACTAATTAAAATTACTATATTTTGTAAATCACATAATGTTAGGAGTTTTTGATAATGACACGAGTAATTAAACGTGATGGTTCAGTTGTAGATTTTAATCGCAATAAGATTGAAATTGCTATAAGTAAAGCATATCAAGATGTTTATCCTGATGCTGATATAAGCGATTATGAAACAGTTATACGAATTACAACGAATAAAATAATGCGTGAACTTAATTGTATTTTTACTGATAAAGATATTGATATTGAAGTAATTCAAGATATTGTTGAAAATGAATTAATGGATATTGAAAAAAATGTTGCAAAGGCATATATTACTTATCGTTATAAACGTAAATTAATTAGAAATAAAAATGTAGATTTAATGGTTGGTGTAGGTGAAAAATTATCTGCTTCTAACGTACAGAATCAAAATGCTAATGTAGATGAATATTCCTTTGGCGGACGAATTGGAGAAGCCGCTTCTTATATAAATAAAAAATATGCCTTAGACTATTGTATGTGTGATAAATCTAAAAATCATCATTTAAACAATGAAATTTATGAACATGACTTAGACGCCTATGCTGTAGGTTCTCATAATTGCCTGTCAGTTCCCATAGATGATTTATTAGCTAAAGGTTTTAAATTAAGACAGATTGATATACGTCCAGCACAATCTGCTAACACAGCATTTCAATTAGTAGCTGTACTATTTCAAATTCAATCATTACAACAATTTGGTGGTGTTTCTGCTACCCACTTAGATTGGTCAATGGTTCCTTATGTTCGTAAATCTTTTATGAAGCATTATATTGCTAATAGTCTTAAAGATACTAATGAATTTTTAACTGTAGATTTAATGGCTTTAACATTTAACAATTATACTGATGACGCTGGTATAAATAGAAATAAATTTGATGATTGGATAGATAGTTATAAACAAACATTTTTTGAACAAACTGGATTAAAAGAAGAAGATTTTAAGATAGGAAATACTGAAAAATTAAATAAAAAATATTATCAATCCGCCTTATATGACACAATAGTAGAAGTTATACAAGCAGTAGAAGGTTTGTATCATAATTTAAATAGCCTACAAAGTAGAAGTGGAAATCAGTTACCTTTTTCTTCTATAAATTATGGTACCTGTACTGTTCCAGAAGGCAGATTAGTTACAAATGCTATCTTAGGTTGTTCCATTAAAGGTGTTGGTAAATTTCATAAAACAAGCATATTTCCTTGTGGTATTTTCCAATATATGAAAGGAACTAATGACGAACCCGATACACCCAATTATGATTTATTTAGACTTGCTTTGAAATCTACTTCGATGAGATTATATCCAAATTATGCAAATGTAGATTGGTCTGGTAATGCTGGATATGATAAAAATGACCCAAGAACATATTTTAGTACAATGGGTTGCAGGACAGCTAATGGTTGGGATATTAATGGTTTAGGACAATTAAAAGATGGTAGAGGAAATATATGTCCAGTCACCTTAATATTACCTACATTGGCAATGCAAGTTAAAGAAAAAAATAATTATGAAACAGAAGAACAATTAATAGATAATTTCTTATCTTATTTAGATTATATGATTGATGAAGCTAAAGATATGTTAATAGAAAGATTTGATTGGATATGTTCACAATCTCCAAAATCCGCTGCATTTATGTATGAAAATAATGTGATGGCAGGTTATATCCCAGAAGAAGGAATACGTTCTGCTCTTAAACATGGAACTTTAGCTATTGGTCAATTAGGCTTATCTGAATGTTTACAAATATTAGTTGGTTGTAATCATACTAAAGAAAAAGGTATGAATGTTGCAAAGAAAATAGAACAATTATTCAAAGATAAGTGTGCTATGTTTAAAGAAACATATAAATTAAATTTTGGTGTTTATTTTACTCCGGCAGAAAATCTTTGCTATACTGCAATGAATAAGTTTAAAGATACTTATGGTGAAATACCTAATGTATCAGATAGAGCCTATTTTACAAATTCTGTACACGTTCCTGTTTGGGAAAAACTAACACCATTTGAAAAAATTGATATTGAATCACAACTTACAGGCTATTCCAGTGCTGGCTGCATTACTTATGTTGAACTACCTGAAAGTGCTAAAAACAATATAGACGCTATGGAAAAAATAGTGAAATACATGATGAATAATGATATTCCTTATGGTGCTATAAATGTTCCTAATGACACTTGTAATAATTGTGGTTATACAGATGAAATAAATGATATTTGTCCTAAATGTGGTTCTTCCGATATAAAAAGATTGCGTAGAGTGACAGGATATTTAACGGGAGATTATAAAGAATCCTTTAATGAAGGTAAAAAACAAGAAACAGTTCAAAGGGTTAAACATATTAATTAAAAAATGTTTGGAGTGATTAGAAATGAATTATTTTAATATCGATGAATGTTCTATTTCTAATGGTCTTGGAATAAGAACTGTTTTATGGGTAGCAGGTTGTTCACATCATTGTTTTAATTGTCAGAATCCAGAAACTTGGGATTCTGACAATGGACAACCTTTTACTAATGAATCTATGCAGAAGCTTTTAAACTGTCTACAAAAAGACTATGTGAGAGGTATTACTTTCAGTGGTGGAGACCCTTTATATCGGTTAAATGTTAGGACTATAGGTGAATTATCCAAACAAATAAAAGAAATTTTTAATAATAACAAAGATCAGTGGTTATACACCGGTTATACTTGGGAAGAAATTACCAATTCTGAATTAATTAATTATATAAAAAATATTGATATAATTGTTGATGGTTGTTATTTGGAAAATAAAAGAAATGTTTCATTGCCTTTCCGTGGCAGTTCTAATCAAAGAATTATTGATGTTCAAAAATCTTTACAAAATAGTAATTTAGAACCTACATTATTTAAAGGTAACATTTATAATTATATATTTTAGAATAAGTTAGGAGATTGTGTAAAAGTGAATACTAAAATTAATAATAAATGGATTAGAGGAGCACTACCTGCTATTTTAATTCATATATCTATTGGAAGTGTATATGCCTGGAGCTTATTTGTAAAGTCAATAGCTCAACACATAAACAAATCCGAAAGTAGTGTGCAATTTGCATTTAGTTTAGCTATTTTCTTTTTGGGTATGTCTGCAGCATTTGGTGGCAAAATAGTGGAAAAGAATATAAAACGTTCAAGTCTAATTAGTTGTTTATGTTTTTGTTCTGGCTTATTACTAACTTCTATAGCGATTTATTTAAAAAGTTTATTTCTTGTTTACATAGGTTATGGAGTTCTAATGGGAATTGGATTGGGAGTAGGTTATATTACACCTGTTAAAACATTAATGTTATGGTTTAAAGAACATAAAGGATTAGCTACTGGAATTAGTGTGTGTGCTTTTGGTTTTGCTTCAAGTGTAGCAAGTCCTATAATTACTTATTTAATAAGTCATACAACACTGACTAACTCCTTTATTATTTTAGCTTTAATTTATTTTGTGCCTATGTTAATTGCACATTTTATAATAAAAAAACCTGATGGCTGGAAAGAAGACCCTAATAATAATTTTAAAACATTTAATATGTTTAAAGACATTAAGTTTATTTTTATTTGGATTATAGTGTATTTAAATATTCACTGTGGTTTATCTTTAATATCTATAGCAAGTCCTATGTTAAATGAATTATCCATTAATACTAAAACAATTACTTTAATAGTTAGTATAATGGGCATATTTAATGGAGCAGGTAGATTAGTGTTTTCTACGGCTTCTGATAAATTTAAACATCGTGTTAATATATATTTAGTAATTGCAGTAATGTCTTGTGTTATTTCTATTATAGCTTCCATATTTAAATTAATTACATTTTATGAAGCTATTTTAATTATAATTTCAGCCTGTTATGGCGCTGGATTTAGTTGTTTACCCACACTATTATCTGATATTTATGGAATGAAAAATATTAGTAAAATTCACGGACTGTCTCTAACAGCATGGGCAATTGCTGGACTAACTGGAAATCAAATGAGTAGCATTATTAAAAATATTACTGATTCATATACAAATGTTCTATATTTTTTAATTGCTTTATATATTATTGAATTAAGTTTAGTTTTTGGACTAAAATATAAGCTAAGTAGAAAAACAAATTAGGTTGAAGGAGATGATTGAATTGAATTTACTAATGCCTATAACTGTAACAATTAGTAAAGAAAAATATCTTTTAATTAGAGAAAGCAACATCAATTTTATTTGTAGTTATTGTGATAATCGCAATAATTGTAAATTTTTGAAGGAATTAAACAGTTTAATTCCAGTATTTCAATTTGATAGTAAAGATAGTGAATTTGTTAAACTACAATTGAATTCCATTGTAAAGGAAATAAATAATTATTCTAATCTAAAAGGCATTATATATTTGATTGGTGAACATAATCTTGTAACCTATCGTAAATCATTATATCAATTATCAAAATCTATATTCAATTTGGATAAATCCCTAACACAAATTTTATTTACAAATGTAGAATTTTTTAATTTAGTTAAACTTACATCTGCCTATCAATATTTAACCTATGTAGATTTGATAATGCAGAATGAACATATTGATTATGTTAATTGTGATAATTACTTAGATTGTATTTTTAATAATGCTATCTATGTTGATTTAACTAAATCTTTTTCAAGTGGAAAATTAGTTTACAAAAATTTATGATTTTACAAAATAATTTTTTGTAAATATAAGGGCGGTGATAACTTTTGTATGAACTAAATTTTGATAAAGAACAATGTTGGTATAAAACAGTCTGTGAGCATTTTGATAATACTGAAATATGTAATAAAAGATGTGTTCGTTATTCTGAAATAGACTATTTGATGTATTTATCTAATATCCCTAAAGCTCGACAACAGCCCTTTAAACTAATTCCTGAAAATGCTGATATGGAAGCTTTTAAATATCTTAATGAAATTAAAAAAGATATTACTAATTTTGTAAAAAATGGGGAAAATCTTTATATATACAGTAATAATTTTGGCAATGGAAAAACTTCTTGGGCAATCAAAATAATGCAAGAATATTTTAATAGAGTTTGGTATGGTAATAGATATAGATGTAGGGGTCTTTTTATATTTGTGCCTTCTTTTTTAACTAATTTAAAAAGAAATATATCTAATCCAACAGAAGAATTTGATAGCTTTTTAAATAGAATTATAGAAGCTGATTTAGTTATTTGGGATGATATAGGTGCCAATAAACTTTCTGATTATGACCATACACAACTATTAACTTATATTGACCAAAGAAAGTTAAATTTAAAGTCAAATATTTATACTGGAAATTTGGATTATGATAAATTAATGGAATATTTGGGTGCTCGTTTAACAAGTCGTATTTGGAATGATAGTAATATAGTAAAACTTATTGGTTTGGATAGGAGGGGATTTGATAATGGTTCAACTCCAAATCCTTAATAAGATTTTATTATCTAAAGATTTTACAATAATTAAAAATAATGATATAACTGTAGATTTTTTTGACCCACCTTACGATACATATTTTAATTTTATATATAACCATTATTTACAATATGGTAATGTGCCAGATAAAGAAACCTTTTTATCTCGATTTGATGACTTTGATTTAGTTCAAGTTACAGAATCAGATAATGCTCTTGTAGATATGTTGTTTGAAGAGCACTTGTACAATAAAATGGTTACAGTTATACAGACTGTTTCCAATAAAGCACAAGATAATTCAAATGATGCTGTTGAATATTTAAAATCAGAATTACCTAATTTAGTAGTAAGAACACACAAATCTTTTACAAGTATTATTAAACAAGCTAATGAACGTTTAAAAGAAGTGGAAGAAAAACAAAATTCTGAAAAGTCTTGGTTTATACCTACAGGATTCCCTGAATTAGATAATGTAGTAAACGGTTGGTCAAGAGGTGAAGAATTTGTAGTTATATTTGCCCGTACCGGACAAGGTAAATCTTGGGTATTAGTTAAAGCAGCAACTCACGCATGGGAAATAGGATATAATGTTGGTTATATATCTCCAGAAATGTCCGCTAATAGAATTGGTTATCGTTTTGATACAAACTATAATCATTTTTCTAACTCAGAACTATTAACGGGTAGGGTTGATATTCAAAAATATAGAGATTATATTTTATCCTTGGAACAAAAAGAAAATGAATTTGCTGTAGCTACTCCTGCTGATTTTAATAAAAGAATCACGGTTAGTAAATTAAGAAATTTTGTTATTGATAATAAATTAGATATGTTATGTATTGACGGTATTACTTATCTTTCTGATGAACGTGCTAATAGTAGAGATAATAAAAGTACAGCATTAACAAATATTAGTGAAGATTTAATGCTATTATCTGTAGAACTTCAAATACCTATATTGGTAGTTGTTCAGTCCAATAGAGAAGGTGCCCGTAATGATGAAGAAAGAGGTACACCTGAACTGGAAAACATTAGAGATTCTGATGGAATATCCCATAATGCAACTAAGGTAATTTCTTTAAGACAGACTGGACCTGGTTTAGAAATGGGTATTAAGAAAAATAGAGACGGTTCGACTAATGTTCGTTTAGTTTATACTTGGGATATTGATACTGGTATCTATACTTATATTCCTGGTGAAAATGATGTCAATGGAATTAGAGTTAGTTCACATACAAGTTCTAATGAAAATACTACTAATAGAAGAAATTCTGTTAATAGAAATAGTAATAATAATAATTCTTTAGCAAATATTCAACCTGAACGTAAAGTATTTGCCGATGTAACAAGTCCATTCTAAAAGGAGATTTTATGAAAATAATTGATTTCGATAAAAAAGGTAATGTTGTAAGATTTTATTTAGGTAAAGATGACCTCAATGATTATTGGGGTGATGATTGGAATGATGTTCCTTATGAACATAATGCTGGAACTGTTTATGATGAATTTATAAGCGGAACCATTGATGTGGCATTTCCGTTTGTTTATACAATAGTTGAACCTGCCGATGATTGGCATTATAATCTTAATTCTCCTTTTTGCAAGGACGATATGAGAGAAAGAAAAGTACCTTGTCTCATTATAGTTCCGCTTATGAATGATAGTTTTATGGACAGTAAAGCCTTTTCTTATTATGTAGGTGATAGTGGACTGGATAAGATATATTTTAATGATAATGTTGAAGGTCTTAAAAAGTTAGCACAAGAGCAAAGAGCTTTTATTATAAAGGAGAATTATTATGAATAAGTTTAAGAAAAAGGTCTATGTTGCAGGAATATTTCAGAATAAACCCGAAAATAAGAAGTACATTGAAGAATGGTGCTTAAAGCTTTCTAAATGGTTTCCAGATTATTTGTTTATCAATGGAGTATCTACTTTTAGTTATTATTATGATGTAACTAATATGAAAACAGGATTGAAGATGTGTGTGGAATTATTGAAGACTTGTGATGCTATTGTAACTGTAAGTGATTATACTAATTCTATTGGCACTTGGGTAGAAATTATGATAGCAGAGGAATTAGGATTACATTCTTTTGAACATATTGATACTGAAATTAATAATAATCAACGCTTTGAGACTCAATTACATTCATTTAAAAATACAGTAGAACATAGATTTTTTGGGGATTAATATGAATACTAAAAAATTATTTTGAGGGTCACTATAATGTTTCATATAAATAATACGCAGATACTAACTCCTGAAATAGAAGTTTTACAAGAACTTAAATCACAATTAGCTATTAATGGAATTAATTTATTTAACAAATTTGTGGAAACTGAAAATCATATACAATTTAATTGTCCTGCACATAAAGGAGGACAAGAAAGAAAACCTTCTTGTGGTATTACTAAAAAAGATATTGTACAAGATTTAGGTAATGGTAAGAAAAAAGTAATTGAAGCTGGAACCGTTCATTGTTTTCAGTGCGGATATACTACATCTTTACCAGAAATGATAAGTGATTGTTTTGGGAAAAATGATGGTGGACTTTTTGGCATTAAGTGGCTAACTGAAAATTTTATTACACAATCTATTGAAACTCGTAAACCTATTCAATTAAATTTTAATAGAACCACTGATAAATTTAAAGGAATAAACAATAAAAATCAATCAATCAATTATGTTTCTGAGGAAGAATTAGATACATACAGATACTTTCACCCTTATATGTATCAGAGGAAATTGACTGACGACATAATCGAATTATTTGATGTAGGTTATGATAAAGATTTTGTGCTAAAGAGTAAGGAAACTGGTAAAGAAAAACATTTAGAATGCATCACTTTTCCAGTAAGAGACATTACTGGTGGTACTTTGTTTATTGCCAGAAGATGTATTCATAATAAGATATTTCACTACCCACAAGATGTTATTAAACCTTTATATGGAATTTATGAACTATCCAGACTTAAAGAATTTCCAAAAAAGGTTTATATTTGTGAAAGTATTATTGATGCACTTACTTTGTGGACACATAATAAATATGCTGTGGCACTGAATGGAACAGGTACACCTTTGCAGTTTAAACAATTAACCAATTTACCTTGTAGAAAATTAGTTTTGGCTACAGATTCTGACGAAGCCGGTATGAAAGCCCGTAATAAAATTCGTAACAATGTTCAACATAAATTCTTTGCAGATGTAGTTTTACCTATAGGTAGAAAAGACATTAATGAATGTACTTTTGAAGAACTTGAAAATTTGCAAGAAATAGAATTAATTTAAAGGATTAAATATCATGAATGTTCAAACTACATTGTTTAATGATGATTGCTTAAATATTTTGCCTACAATTAGTTCTAATTCAATTGATTCTGTATTAACTTCTCCACCATATAATTTTGATATAAGATATAATAGTTATGATGATAAACTTAACAATAATAACTATTTTGAATTTCTAACTAAAGTGTTTAAAGAATGTTATAGAATTTTAAAACCTGATGGAAGACTTATTATCAATGTTCAACCCAATTATAAAGATTATTTACCTACACATCATATTTTAACTAATTATTTATTTAATATTGGATATAGATTTAAAACAGAAATTCTATGGAATAAAATGAACTATAATTGTGCTGTAACTTGTTGGGGAAGTTATAGGAGTCCTTCTGCTCCTTTTATAAAATCTACATTTGAATTTATTGAAGTTTTTGTAAAAGATAATTACAAACATAGTGGTAAAAATGAAAATATAGATATTACAGATAAAGAATTTCAAGAATGGACTAATAATTATTGGTGTATTCCAGCTGAAAATCGACAAAAAGAATTTGGTCATCCTGCAATGTTTCCAGAAAAGTTAGTGGAAAGATTATTGAAATTATTTACATTTAAACAAGATTTAGTTCTTGATCCATTTATGGGAAGTGGTACAACTGGTGTTGTTTGTAAATTATTTGAACGTAATTTTATTGGAATAGAAATTGATAAACATTATTATAATTTGGCACAAAAGAGAATAGCTAAATCAAGTAAACAAATAAGTTTGTTTTAATACAATTTAGTGGTTTTACATAAATACATACAATAATTTTTGTTTATACTTTATATTTACATTTTGTTTATTATGTGTTATAATATTTTTATAAATTAAATTTTAGAATTAAAGAAAAAGATATATAAATGAAACAACAAAACAGTTACAGATGAATAAAGATTACAAATGAAACGAGGAATTACAAAAAATGGAAAATACATTAAAAATGTTTAAATCTATTAATAATCAAAAATTATATAATTATACACTTGAAGAACTTGGTTCACAATATAAATTAAATCATAACCCACAAATACTTGCCAATGTATTTATTCGGAATTATGGTTTAATAAAGTCTTGTGGAACCAAGTTTTTTACTTTACAAGATGACGATATAAGTAGTATTTCTGTTTCTACTTTGGACTATTGTTTACTTAATTTCGATATAAATAAGGATTTGAAATTTACTACATATTTTTATTCTATCCTAATAAAAAATTTTAAGACAGAACAGAAATCAAGGTTATATGATAAACGTAAATATAATTATTTATCTAAGTTAAATTATTTTATTGATAATGAAAATAATGATTTAGATTATTCTGAGGATAATTTATTGAGCGTTATTAATTTTAAAGATCTTGATTTGTGGGTTGATTATGAACAATGTTATACTATAAATTATTTAGACACCTTACTAAAAATAACGATAAATGAAAGTAAGTTATTAACAGATAAGGAAAAACAATATTGTAATGTAATAATAGATAGTAATACTGTACTTAGTAAAACGGATTTATCCGAAATATTAAATGTAAGTAGACCCACATTATATAGTATAATAAAAAGTTTAAAACATAAAATCAATAAAATCCTTTTAGATTAATTTTAAGCATATTAGTTTACACTTTTTTATATATTTACAAAATAATATATGTAGTATATAAAGGGTGGTGATTATTATATTTAATAGGTTTATTAAGAAATTTTCTATTTGGTTGTTTCGTAAAGCTTATAAATTAAATGGAAACAATTAAATGATAATTTAAGAATCAAACAAAATCACAAAAATTAAAAACAAAAACATTAAACAAGAAAGGTTGGTTAGTTATGGCAAAATTTGGTGTTAATGATGCTGAAAATTATGGTGGACAAGGAGGTAACTATTTTTCATTAAAAGATGACGGTGATAGTGCCGTTGTACGTTTTATGTATAACACTATTGAAGATATTGATGGATATGCTGTTCATAAAGTTGATATTGGAGGAAATAAATATCGTTATGTTAGTTGTTTGAGAGAATATAATGATCCTCTTGATACTTGTCCTCTGTGTGCAAACAGAAATTTTCAGCAAGCTAAATTTTATTTTAATCTTTTTGATGTAGAAACTGAAGAAGTTCGTCTTTGGGAAAGAGGCAAACAGATACTTAAAACCCTTATACCTGTACTACAGCAAATTAAGGGACCTATCTGTGGTACACCTATCAGAATAATTAGACATGGCGTTGCTGGTGATACTTACACCAAATATGATTTTGAACTTATAGAATCTGATGGTTGTACACTTGAAGATTTACCTGAAACTATTGATCCTATGGAAAATATTATTCTTTCCTATTCCTTTAATGAACTGCAGGACTATAATAGAACACATAGACTTCCTAATATAGATTCTTTTGATAGTAGTTCTAATGGAAATAATAATTACACTAATAATACTAATACAGAATCAAATATTAGAAGAAGATATTCTGGTAGGAATGGTACAAATCCAAATAATGCTTTTTAATTAAATTCTTAAAATTTAATTATGTCATAGTAATTGAAAAGAAGGTGGTTTAATTGGCATTATTTAATTTACCTAAACGAACTACTTTGTCTGATAAAGATATACTTAATAAGGCTAATAGTGTTAGGGCTTCTAACACTATTACCTTTAAAGGTGGAGGTAATCTTGTAAATAAAATTGCTTCTATATCAAATTTAGTTCAAACAAAGTTAGGTAAATATAAAGATGATTATGATGTAATTAGAAATGAACCAGAAAAATTACATTCTTATATAGATAGTTGTATAAAAAATGGTATATGTGCTATAGATACAGAAACTACTGGACTTGATCCTATGTTAGATGAAATGGTAGGTTTTAGTATCTATACTCCTAATGAAAAAGCTGTCTATGTTCCTCTTAATCATATAAGTTATATTACAACACTTAAAGCTGATAATCAAATAAGTATTGATGTTGTAGCTCAAGAATTTCAACGTTTAGTTGAACATAATGTAAAAGTTATAATGTTTAATGCACCTTTTGATATAAGAGTAATATGGAGTCATACAGGTGTTAGACTACATTGTTATTGGGATTGTTATATTGCAACAAGACTACTTAATGAAAATGAACCTAGTAATGCTTTAAAAGCGTTGCACGTCAAGTATGTTGAAAAAACAGAAGACGAAGCTTGGACATATGGTAAACTGTTTGATGATATTACTTTTTCTTATATACCGATTAAAGATGCATATATTTATGCTGCAAGAGACGCTAAAGTTACATTTGAGTATTATGAGTATCAATTACCTTATCTAACTATTGGTACAGAGGAGTGTAAGTTACATAATTTAGAAGGACCAGCTAATGTATTTTTTAACATTGAAATGCCTGTAATGGATTCATTTATTGATATGGAACAAACCGGTATTTTATTAGATAAAGAATATAGCGCTAAACTTTCTAAACGTTACCACGATTATGTTAACGTCTCTAAACAAACAGTAACAGATATTTTAAATGATTTAAAACCAGAAATTGATAGTTACCGGCGCTCACATATAAATAGTGGATTAGAAGACCCAGTAAATCCCAATAGTACAAAACAACTGTCTACTATTATTTATGATATATTAAAGGTACCTATTGTAGATGATAGAAATCCTCGTGGTGTTGGTAGAGAAATACTTGAACAAATAGACCATCCTCTTTGTAAAGCTATTGTGGAGCAAAGAAAGTTGGAAAAACTTTTATCTACTTATGTAGATAAAATGCCGGAAATTACTAATCCAAATGATGGTAGAGTTCATTGTAAATTCAATCAAGTAGGTGCAGATACTGGTCGTACCTCCTCTAACTCGCCCAATCTACAGAATATACCGTCAAGAGCTTGGAAACTTATTAATGGTACTAAAATAGATGCAGGACACGATGTAAGACAAATGTTTAGAGCCAGTCCTGGTAATATTCTTATATCTTGTGACTATTCAGCTCAAGAACCTCGTATTACTGCTCATTTAAGTAAAGATGATAAGATGGTTCAAGCGTATAAAGACGGTAAAGATGTTTATTCAGAAATAGCAGCTATAGCTTTTAATAAGACATATACAGAGTGTCTCGAGTTTGTTGTTGATGAAAATGGTAAGAAAGTTTTAGATGATAATGGTGAACCCATTACTAATATGGAAGGTAAAGAACGTAGAACCTCCGCAAAATCGATTGTTTTGGGTATAAACTATGGAAGAAGCATTCCTTCTATAGCTGAACAATTACATTGTGATACAAGTAAAGCACAACAAATTTATGACGATGTACTTAATAAATTTTCTGGATTAAAGTCTTTTAAAGAACAAAGTGAAGCTAATGCTCGTCGTTATGGTTATGTAGAAACTATCTGGGGTAGAAAAAGAAGATTACCGGATATGCAGCTTCCTTATTATGAATTTAAATATAAAGAAGGAGCCCTTCCCGATGATTTTGACCCTTTAGGTGATTCTAATACATCTTATAGTACAGAAGTTCCCATAGATGTTTGTCAATCTTACACTAAAAAATTTCTTAATGCTTCTTGGAAACAAAAACAACAAATTAAAGATGAATTAGATAAAAAAGGTATTGAAATTATAGATAATACTAAAAAAATCGGAGACGCTACACGACAGGTTGTTAACGCACGAGTTCAAGGTTCAGCTGCAGATTTAACTAAATTAGCTATGATTAAACTTTATAATAATCAAGAGTTACGAGATTTAGGTTTTAAGATGTTAATTCCTATTCACGATGAGATATTAGCAGAATGTCCTAAAGAGAATGCTAGAAGATGCGGTGAACTTATGGAACGAATGATGATAGACGCAGCAAAAGATTTAATTGTACCAATATCTTGTGATGCCGAGTATACCGAGCAGTGGTATGGAAAATCTGTAGAAATATAAACAGAAAGGATATAAATCTATGGCTTTTGATTTTTATTTTGCAGGTTCACAATGTGAAGAAACCACTAATCTTTTATATGAATTAAATGCAAATGTACTTAAATCTTATGTTAATGATATGAAAGAAATTAATGAATGGTTTAAACGGAAACAAAGTGGTTGGACAGGTAAGTTATTAATTGATAGTGGTGCTTTTACTGCTCATCGTAAAGATACTGTGTTAGATATTGACAAATATATTAAATGGTTAAATGATAATGATTCTACCATAGATTATGCTATAGAACTTGACCATATACCAGGTAAATGGGGTGAAATTAAGACATTTAAAGATGCCGAAATTGGAGCTGAAGAATCTTGGAACAATTATCTTTATATGATAGAAAGATGTATCTCTCCTACTAAAATACTCCCTGTTTTTCACCAAGGTGAGAATTTAACTTATTTAAAAAGAATTGTAGATTATCAAATTAACAGTCAATATATACCTTATATTTGTATTTCGGGTAATAAAGAGTTAACGAGTTCACAAAGAGAAGATTGGTACGCTCAATGTTATAGTGTTATTAAACAAAGTAATAATCCTAATGTAAAAGTACACTGTCTCGGGAGTGCTACACTTTCTAATGCTATTAAATATCCATTTACTAGTATGGATGCTACAACCTGGATTATGACTGGAGCTACGGGTGAAATTCTTACTGATTATGGAAATGTTTTAGTAAGTAAAGAATCCCAAAAAGATAAGACTAATATACACCATCTACATAGTGACATTCAGAAAAAAATAATTGACTACTGTCAACAATACGGTATTACTTTGGAGCAGATTCAAGAAAGTTATCGTTATCGTATGTTAATAAATATACATTATTTATATGATAGAAGTCATACAACACATTATAAAGAACGAAATTTAATTAAGCGAACACTATTTTAGTATAAAGGAGTAATTAACTTTATGAAGAAGGTATTATTGTATAGTGGTGGAATGGATAGCTGGTTAATTAGTCAAATTTGGAAACCTGATATTAAATTATATGTTAATATGCATACAAGATACTCGGAAGAGGAACTTAAACGAATTAGTAACGATAGTACTGTAACTATTGTTGATTTTCCTTTAGGTCAGTGGGAACAAGATAATGCAATTATACCACTTCGTAATCTTTATTTAGTTATGGTTGTATGTAATATAACAGGTAATGAAGATGTAGAAATTTGTCTTGGTGCTACAGCTGGAGATAGGGTTTTAGACAAATCTAACATATTTGTGGAAAAAACTAATGAACTTTTAAATTTTTTGTACCAACCACAATGGTGGATACCTGAAGGTAAGACCATTAAACTTAATATAGATTTTAAGTCTAAAACTAAATCGGATTTAATTCATATGTATTTAGAACAAGGTGGAGCTATTAGTGAAGCATTTAATCAATCCTTTAGCTGTTATAATCCAATTAATGGTCACGAATGTTGGCATTGTAAACCTTGTTTTCGAAAGTTTGTATCATTTGAATTAAATGGTTATAAGTTTAATTCTGACACTATTTCTACAGTAATTAATTATATTAATACAGAAATAAAACCTCAAATACTTAATGGTAGTTATGGTAGAGGTAAAGAGGAAGAACAAGATATTTTAAGTATTTTAGATAAATATAAGGAGTACATTAATCAATGAAACAAAAGATTATAGCTATTGATTTTGATGGTACAATTACTGATGATACTCCTTATCCTATTTGTGGTAACTTACGAGAAGAAGCGGCTTATTATATTATGAAACTGTATGATTTAGATTATACTTTAGTATTATGGACAGCTCGTAAGGGTAAAGATTTTACCGAATGTATAAATAAGTTACAAAGTTGGGGATTACTTAAATATTTACATTTACCAGAAAATGTAGAAGGTAAAATTTATGCTGATTTTTATATTGATGATAAAGCTATTCCTGGTAAAATAAATTGGAATAAACTTTACAATTATATATGTAAAAATATATAGTTTACACATTTTGTTATATTTACAAAATTATATATTGAAGGAGTTGATTTAATATGTTTTATGTAAGTAAACGTATGGAGATTGCTGGAGCACATAAACTCTATTTACCTTATGAAAGTCCTTGTGCGGGATTACACGGTCATAATTGGATTATTACTGTTTATTGTAAATCCCAGACAAAAAATGATGAAGGTATGATAGTTGATTTTGCAAAAATTAAGAAAGAAATACACGGTAAATTGGACCATCAATATTTAAATGAAGTTTTTGATTTTAACCCTACCGCTGAAAATATAGCTGAATGGATATGTAATAAAGTAACTGAATTGTGTGAAGTTGGTTATTGTTATAAGGTTTCTGTACAGGAAAGTGAAGGTAATGTGGCTATATACGAGAGGAATGAATATTAATTATGTTAATTAGTGAGATATTTTCCAGTATAGACGGTGAAGGTAGTCGTTCTGGTTATCTTGTTACTTTTATAAGAACTGTAGGTTGTCCTTTAAGATGTAGTTATTGTGATACCCGTTATGCTTTTGAGCCAGATGAAAATACAAAAGATATGAGTATTACTGAAATAGTTCAAAAATGTCAAGAACTTAAAAATAAAAGAATTACATTAACTGGTGGAGAACCTTTAATTCAACCTAATATTTGGAAATTAATTGAAGAATTAGTAAAATTAAATTTTCAAGTTAATGTTGAAACATCTGGTTCCATTTATGTAGATAAAACCAAATTTAATTTCTTTTTAGCCGAAGCCTACTACTGCGGAAATTTATTTTTTACTTATGATTATAAATGTCCATCTAGTGGAATGAATACTAAAATGGTAGATAAAATATTTAATGAATTAGGTACTAATGATATAGTGAAATTTGTAGTAGGTAGTTTAGAAGACCTAAACTGTATGAAAGATTATATTGATAATCTTGAGTTTAAACATCATTATAAAAATAAATATTATGTTAGTCCTGTTTGGGGTAACATAGAACCGTCACAGATTGTAAATTACTTAAAAGAAAATAATTTACAAAATATAAGATTACAACTACAATTACATAAAATTGTATGGGATAAAAATATGAGAGGAGTGTAAGATTAATGGCGTATAATTACGAACTAGTAAAAGAAAGTATACGAAATATACTTATAGGTATTGGAGAAAATCCAGATAGACCTGGACTCGTCGAGACACCTGATAGAGTAGCTCGTATGTATAAAGAGGTATTTGAAGGTGTTCAATATACAAATGACGAAATTGGACAGAAGTTTAATAAGTGTTTTACTGATGTGGATACCAAAGACCTTGTAGTTGTAGGTAATATACCCGTATTTAGTTATTGTGAACATCATATGGCACTTATGTATAATATGAAAGTATCTGTAGGCTATCTCCCTAATGGGAAAATTATAGGACTTTCCAAAGTAGCTCGTATTGCTGATATGGTTTGTAAACGACTTCAGGTACAAGAGCGTATTGGTACAGATATATGTGATATATTACAAAAGGTTTTAGATACAGATGATATCATTGTTGTAATTGAAGGTGAACACTCCTGTATGACTGCGAGAGGTATTAAAAAACCTGGAACTATTACAAGAACAGCTTCTCTTCGCGGAGCCTTTAAGGAAAATTATAATTTAAGAGATGAATTTTATTCGTTAATCAAGGAGAAATCATGAGTAAGATATTATATACTGAATTAGATATATCTACAGCTGTGATTAATATAGCAATTGAATTAAACAAGAAGTATGAAAATTCAAATAAACCTTTAATGCTTGTAGGTGTTCTAAATGGTAGTTATATGTTTTTATCTGATTTAAGTAAACATATAGAATTACCTTGTGTTATAGAATTCATTAGAGTTAAGAGTTATGTTAATAATAAACGTACCAACAATTTAACTATAATCTATGATGGGTTATTGAATTATAACTTAGATGACTATAACATTGTCTTTGTTGAGGATATTGTTGATACTGGTTATACAATAAAGGCACTTATAGATTATATAACTTCACATTATAGTGTAAGTCAACATGATGTAGAAGTTTGTTCTTTAGTATATAAAAAGTGTAATAATCAAACTTATTATGTACCCAATTATATAGGATTTACTTTAACTGAAAATCTTTTTATTTCCGGTTATGGTATGGATAATAATAACGTAGATAGGAATTTACGTTATATTAGTTATGTAGATAATTAAATTTTAGAATTTTGGAGGTATTTAAAAATGAGTTTTTCCGTCAGCACATCAGTTTTACAGAGATTGGTTACAAAAGTACAGAGGGGTGCTTCTAATAATAAATTGTTACCCCTCACCAGTTTTGTTAGTATTAGTTTGAAAGATAATAAGCTTAAACTTACTACTACAGATATGACAAATTATGTAACAGCTACGGAATATAATGTAACTGGAAATGATTTTAGTGTAGTAGTTTCTCTTGAGAGTTTTGGTAAGTTAGTAGGTAAGACCACCACCCAAGAAATTGTGCTTGAACTTACAGAAAATTCTTTACAGTTTATTGGTAATGGTACTTATAACATTGATTTGCCCCTCAATGAAGAAGGTGAACCTGTTAAGTTTCCCATGTATGAATTTACTCCTACATATGAAGCTGTAGATGTAAAGTACCAAGATATTAAGTCTATAATTACAGCTAACAAATCTTGTTTAGCTTCTGATATGTCACAACCTGTTTTAACCTACTATTATTGTGGTAATGATAATGTTATATCCGCTGATCAGTATAATATTTGTATTAATAATGTTCAGTTGTTCAATGAACCTGTTCTTATTTCTAATATTATGATGGACTTGGTTGCTTTGTTTGGTGACGACACTATTACTGTAACTCGTAATGATTCTGCTATTATGTTTAGTTCACCCACTTATTGTGTATATGGTAAGCTGTTTACTGATTTAGATAGTTATCCTTCTGAACCCATTCAAGCATATCTGTCCACTCAATTTGAATATAATTGTAAGGTTAGTCGAGAACTTCTTTTGGGTGCCATAGATAGACTTTCTATCTTCATGGATAAGTTAGATAGTGGTAAACTTATTTTTGAATTTACAGATAGTAGCGTTACTATTTATAATGCAAATAGAACCTCCCATGAAACTATTAAATATTTGAATTCTACAGATATGACGAGAACTGGTAATTTTACTTGTAATGTGAATTCAGAATTGATACATTCACAGTTAGTTTCTAATTCAGATGACAATCTTGACATTTATTATGGTGAAGAACCCGGTGGTTGTATTAAGATTGTAGATAATGATATCGTTAAAATAACATCACTTATGGAAGATTAATTATTGGAGAATACTTTATGTCTAATATTAAATTTAAAGATATTTGTAAATTAATTAATGTTTCTAAAAATCAAGATCCGGAGAAGTCCATTGCGGACTTCTTCGTTTCAGATTTAGAATATTCAATTAGAAAACAAGATCAGGTAAATAAAGAAACAATTGTATCTAAAACATATAAGCCATCCAGTTTACATTGTATTCGTAATATGTATTATCAGGTTACTGGTGCAGAAGTTGACGACATTTCAGATGTTTCTGCTGAACTTATTGGTATAGGTGAAAGTGGTACAGATAGGCATTGTAGAATACAAGAGGCTATTTGTCATATGAAAGATAATGGAATTGATTGTGAATATGTAGATGTAGAATCTTATATTAAAGAATTTAACTTACCCGATTTAGTCGTAGTGGAAAAAACTGATTATGAAACTAAACTTATAAATACAAAATATAATTTTAGATTTTTGTGTGACGGTATTATTAAATATAGGGGTAAATATTACATATTAGAAATAAAAACGGAAATATCCTTTAAGTGGAATAATAGAACAAGTGTTGACCCCTCACATTATAATCAAGCCACAGCTTATGCTTTAAATTTTGGAATAAATAATATAATTTTCTTATATGAAAATAGAGATACTTGTGCTAAGAAATGTTATTTATATAATGTTACAAATTCACAGATAGATAATCTAATCAGTTTGATTAGTGATTGTGATAGTTATGTTTCTAAATTAGTTGTTCCTCCTAAACCAGATAATTTAAAATATAATAGTAAAATTTGTAATTATTGTTCATATAAAAATAGATGTTTATTGGAGTGATTGTATTTGAACAAGAAAAATTTAGGTAAAGAATTTGAAAATAAGATAAAATCTTGTTTAAATAAACCAGAATTAAATTTTAGTTTAGATAGACTACCGGATCCACTTGGAGGTTTTGTTGGTGTTAGAAATATAAGCGATTTTCAAGGCTATAAACTACCCTTTCAGTATTATTTAGAATGCAAATGTACTTACGGTAACACACTTAATTTTAAGTCTAATATTACTGATGACCAATGGGAAGGATTAACGGAAAAAAGTAAGATTTTAGGTGTATTAGCTGGTTTTTGCATTTGGTTTATTGACTATGAAGAAACTGTTTTTGTACCTATACAGGAAATGAATAGACTACGTTTTATAGAAAATAAAAAATCTTTGAACATAAAAGACTTAGACAATATTAATTTATTTAAAATTGTTGGTGAAAAGAAAAGGGTTTATTTTGACTATGATGCTGATACTTTTATTAAAAATTTAGATAGATTGTGTAAAGAGTATTGGAATATTGATTTTGTGCAGGTGAAATTTAATGAGTAAACTGTTATTATCACATTTAATGGATAGTCCTGAAAATCAAGAAGCTATTGAATCTGTTGTAAATACCGTAGAACAAAATTCTACTGTAATTGATAATATAGTTTTTGATATAACTCATAAATGTACGGGTGAATTGGATGATTATATTCAATATATGCGTGATGTTTTAAAAGACTGTGGGGAAGGTAAACCCATTTCAAATACTATATTAGAAGATATTACAATGGTTTTACCTGTGTTGTTATACACCATTACTGATAAACAAGAAAGTATTGGTATTAAAGAAGACATTGCTAAAGCTACTAAAAATGAAATATTTAATAATATTTATGGTAGTATAGAAAAAGGAACTGTACAGGATAAAACATCACAAGCTGAATTGGCTTCACAAGAAGAAATTGTTACACATATTATTTTTCAACATTGCTATAAAATCATTAAAGCTAAAGCAGATTTAGGACTTGAGTTATTACAATCTGTTAAAAAAGTTTTATCCAAACGAATTACTGAATTAGAAATAACACGTTCTGTCAAATAATATTTTTAAGAAAGGTAAGATTTAAATGTCCAATTTAACTGATACTATAAAAGAAATTAATAAAAAATATAAGCAAAATTTAATTGTAAAAGGTGCTGTTAGTTATAATGTAACTAAAATACCTTTTAGTAGTGATACTGCAAACTATATGACTTATGGTGGAATACCCTTGGGAAGAGTTGTAGAATTTTTTGGAGAAGAAAATGGTGGTAAAACAACTACAGCCTTAGATGTGGTAAAAAATGCCCAAAGTTATTTCAAAAATGAGTGGCAAGATGAAATGAACCGTTTAAATAACAGCAATAAATTAACGAAAGAACAACAAGCTCGACAAACTTATTTAGAAGATAGAGGTCCAAGAGCTGTAGTTTGGATTGATGCCGAAAATACATTTGATGACACTTATGCTGAACATTTAGGTGTAGATGTAAATAGTCTAATAAAAATGGTTCCACAAGAACAATATGCAGAAGAAATTTTTGAAATGGCAATTGAACTTATTAATTCTGGCGATGTTGGCTTTATGGTTTTGGATAGTTTAGGTATTTTAATGTCCAAACAGCAGTATGAAAAGAATATTGAGGATAAAACCTATGGAGGCATTGCAATGGCACTCACTCGATTTAGTAAGGAATTGTGCATGGTTTGTGGAAAAAATAATTGTACTTTTATAGGCATTAATCAGCTAAGAGATGATATGAATTCTATGTATGGTGGACAGACTACTCCAGGTGGTAGAGCTTGGAAGCATCATAGTTCTTTGCGTATTGAATTTAGAAAAGGTAGTTTAATTGATGAAAAATATAAAGATATTCCAAAGAAATCAGAAACTGCTTTCGGTCATACCGTTCAGATGCAAATAAGGAAAACCAAAACTTGTAAGCCGGATAGATTAGTTGGTAGTTATACATTAGTTTATACAAAGGGTATAGATGATTTACATGATTTAATTGATTTGTGTGTTATCGATGGTTGTATTAATAAAGCTGGAGCATGGTTTACATTTTTAAATCCGTCAACAGGGGAGCCATTAAATGATTCTACTGGAAATGTTTATAAAGTTCAAGGTGAAAATGGTGTAAGAAGAGCTCTTGAAGATGATTCCAATCTTTTAAATATATATAAGAAATATGTAAAATACTTAATTAAAGGTGATATTGCTGATTTTGAATCAACTGAGATTGCTGTATATGAAAATGATTCTGACAATGAATCTATAGAAAATGAATCTTCTATTGCTTATGATTCATTGAACTAAAAGTAAAGTTAATTTTTTATTTACATTTTGTATATAAAAAATACTTTAATTCCTCTTATTTATGTGTTATACTTTATATGTACTAAAAATTGTACTAAAATAATACATAAATAGGAGGACTTATAAAATGAGTCAGAACAGGAAAGAAATTTATATTCAGAATAGAATTAGAATACTTACACATAAGATAAATGATACACTGAGACTTAAAAGAATATTTTCTATTATTGCTGGAAGTACGGCTTTTATTACTTGTATTGTATTATTTATGTATGGCACTATGGTAGAAAATAGTGGTTTTAAGTTGTTTCTATTTATGGCTTTGATTTGTATTATACTTTGTGGTACTTTTGTATTTAGCATTGTAGTTATTAATATAAGTGATAATAAATTGGCAAAATGGGGCAATGAACGACATTATCTTATAACTCGTGCAGAACATATTCGTACTGAATTTGAAATTGCTAATGCCTTTGCCCATTGTTATTGGAATGCCTTTGCAGATATTGAGGAACTTACAGAAGAAAAAATAGATACAAATCTTATTGTTAAAAATAGGGTGCTAATAGATTTTGATGCAATTTATAAAAATAAAGATGAGGAAATAACAATAGATGATTGATTTGAATTTTATATGTAAAAAATTAAATGTATATATTGAAATCGATAACTCTATTTCAGATATTGGTTTTAGTTATAATATATTTGATAATAAACATAAATTTATAGGTAGGATTAATTCTGTGCATTTGAAAGATACAGATGATTTATTATCCTTTATTTATAATCTATTAAATGAAACTACATTAGATTCATTACGTATTGATATAAATTCAGATAAAAACTATGTATGCTTGCTTAATGATTATCCTTGTGATATTGTATATCAAGGTTTACATTTTAACTGTGTAACAAGTGCCTATGAAGCACAAAAAGAAAAATCTGAAATAAAGAAATTGTTTTACACACATCTGGATGCAACACAATCTTTACAATTAAGTAAGATTAATAATCTTTCTGATAATAGGATACAATTAAACAGTACACACATAGATATAATGCATGAATTACTGAAAGATAAATTTAGTAATAATAAAGATTGTTTAAGTAAACTATTATTTACTAAAAGTAATATTCTTGTTTATAACAATTCTTGGCATGATAATTTTTGGGGTATTTGTAGTTGTGAAAATTGTTCAGATAAGAATTATAATCATCTGGGTAGATTGTTAATGAATATAAGAGATGAGTATCTGTTAAATGAAACGAAGAAAGAAAATAACTAATTTTTATATAGAAGATGTTTCGGGAGTTCATGTTGTTAATATTGTAAATGGCGTTGATCATATTCTAACCACTTTAATTGTAGCAAAGAATTCATTTTATATTCCACCAGACATTTCACCTTTTCTTAACATTAAATACTTACCTGAAGTGCGGTTGGTTTATAAAGAAAATAAGTTAGACTTTAGTTATTATATTTATGATATAACAATAACATTGGAAAATGACACCTTAGAAATAACAGATGAAGTTTTAAAATATTTAAATTCAACTATTTTTGATTTAGAAATGCTATAGTTTTACGGAGTAATTATTTATGAGCGTTGTTTTAGATGAATATCAAACTGCTGTGGTGAATTCGAATGAACGTAATATTGTTGTTATTGCTGGTGCAGGTAGTGGTAAGACACGGGTTTTAACTGAACGTATTAGAAGAATTTTGAATGAAGGTGTGGATCCTGCTACTATTGTGGCAATTACTTTTACAAAAATGGCAGCAGAAGAATTAGTAGAAAGACTTTCTGATATTAATGGATATGAAAAAATGTTTGTTGGTACCATTCATGCATTTGCCAATAAAATTTTAAGTTCTACTAATTTATATTATAACATATTAGATGATGAATCTGAAATGTATATTATGAAAGATTTATGTTCCATTAAGAATTTTCCAATACGTTTTGAAATGTATTTAGATTATAAAAATCAACATTATGATTCTGGTAAGGTTTATCAATACATTACCCGTAAATATGGATTTAATAAAAGTAAACAATTAAGACATATTTTGGAATATGATAGTAATGATGAGTTTCCTGTGACTGTTAAGAGTTATGCAAAATCACATAATTATATTACATTCGATGAACTTATAAATTTATGTTCTGATTATCTAGAAAAGAATAATATATTTATTGATTATTTATTTGTAGATGAATTTCAAGATATTGGAAATCTTGAGTATAATTTTATAAAAAATTTGTATGCGGATCATTGTTTTGTTGTAGGTGATGATTATCAAGCGATTTATGGATTTAAAGGTGCTACAGATATTTATTTCAAACAATTGTTAGATAGTGATAAATGGTATTCCATTATGTTACCTAACAATTATCGTTGTGGTGAGTATATAATTAAATTAGGTAATTCTATTATTTCTAATATAGTGGAAAATGAACCTGTAAAACCTGCTATTTGTAAATCTGGTAAGAAAGGCGATGTTAAGTATATACCTAATATAAATAGTATTGTTAATATAATTAAAAATAATTCAAATATACAATATAGTGATTGGTTTATCTTATGTCGGGCAAATAAAGAAGTTGATAATGTTATTTTACTTCTTACTGATAATAATATACCGTGTACTACATTCAAAAAGTCTATGTTAGATAGTAATGAATTGGATTCTCTTATGAAATCTAATACGGTTAAAGTTTTAACTGTTCATTCTGCTAAAGGATTAGAAAACAAGAATGTAATAATTGCCTATAGAAATCCACTATATGCTAATTGGAATTACGATGATACTGGTAATATTAAGAAACCTGAAGAGATTAAATTATACTATGTTGCTATTACAAGAGCCATAGATAATTTATATATTTTGTAAAAATATAAATGGAGGTAAAAATTTATGTGCGAAAAGTCAACTAAGTATGCTAGAGGTACTGTTTGGTGGGTGAATACCATAGATGATAGTATGTGTTCCACCTCCCAGAAAGGAAGAAGACCATTTCTTATTATTTCTGCCGATGAATTTAATATTAGATTTGGTAAAGTAACTGTTATTCCTATGTCATCCCAGAGTAAGTATGATAAATACGATTATTCTGTACCAACATCTATTGACGGTAAAGTAGTCTATGCTCTCGTAGATCAAATAAGACAAATGGATATTGTTCATCTTCTACATTATGCCTATACTATTAATAATGTTGTATTGAAAGATATAGATATTATCTTGGCTAAAATTTATACTGATATTAGACCTAATAGTTGTTGTCAAAACAAAACACACGATACTATTAATTTATCTAAGGCTACCCATAAGACTGATAATATTAATGAAACTAATAATATTAATAAAATATCTACCCTAACTAACAAAAGAAATGTACCTATAACTAATGAAATCCGACATATCAAGAGGGAGAAGAATCACCCAAGAACTTATAAAGGACGTATTGGTTCCGCGATGCCACAGGGTTTTTATACTATATTAGATAATAATATTATATGGTGGAACGATTTTCTTAATTATGGCGTAGATTTTGTGAAAAATAAGTATAATTTAAAGGATGACACCCGCTTTGCAAAACGTAAATATCTTGTTAGAAAAATACTTATTGACAATCACTATGATTTAACCAAACCAATTGTTAAATCATAAAATATATAAAGGAGAAGTTTTATGAATGTAATCAATGCCATCGGTAATACAGTTTTACTTAAACAATTGAATTTAGAAGAAACTACTCATTCTGGTTTTATACTTTCTTCCAAAACACAATCTCCTATATACGAAATTAAATCTATAGGGGATATTGCAAAAAAGGAAAATTTATTTAAAGTTGGAGATAAGGTATTGATTAGAAACACAGTAGGTTCCGATATATATGTAGATAATGCTATCATATATAAATCTGTTAAATGGTGGGAAATTGATGCCATTGTAAATGATTAATATTTTTATAGGAGGTATTTATTTATGAATCAAAAAGAATTAGCTGAATTAAAGAAAAATTATTCTAAAGAAAATGGTATGTTTACTATAAATAGGATTGCTTCCTATTATATTAATTCGGATAAAGAAATTGTTTATAGTGATGTGAAGGAAGAAGGAATTATAGATCAATCAACATTTGATTATTTAAATATGTATTTGATGTCTACACTGAAAGGTCGTATAGGTAAAGGTAATAAAGAATATACCTTTGTGAATGAATCTAAACGTGATCTGTTTCATAATTTAGTGCTTTCACGTCTTTGTGAAAAGGATATATTGGAAGAGTTTGTTCAAAATATAATTGATAATTATGATTATATATCTAATTATGCCATTTTTATTGCACATTATACCTATTCAGTTTTGAAGAAAGGTAATGATGTATTGGACGATAGAAATGATGATAGTTCTGAAGAATATAATTATAACTTTATTATAACTTCAATCTGTCCTATAGAAACAATTAATGATGGTTTTGTTTATAATGGTGAATCTTTTATTTGCGATTCCGAATTAAAAAATATCGTTCAGCTCCCTGTTAATGGTATGTTATATCCAGTATTTAGTGATAGATGTGCTGACATAAGTTCTGTTTTAATTTACGAAAAAACACCTAATAAACCTAATAAGTCTATCGTAGAAAATGTTTGTGAGGCAGAATTTACGTTTTCTATTAAGCAACAGAAAGAATCTTTTAATGATATGTTAAATTCTGTTATAGGGGATAAGATGAGTTATAGTTTGGCTACTGATATTAATATGGCTTTAATTGAAAAGTTTGATATGCAGAAACTAAATACTGATCCAGCTGTACTTAATAAAGAAGAAGTTATTCAACTTTTGATTGAAGCTGGTGTTGATCCTGATAATCGTGATTATTTAGATAAATATTATGACAAAACTTTTAATGATGCTAAATTAGATACATCTGCTCTTATTGATACAAAAAATAAAGTACAGACTGGTAATTTTACTATTACATTTTCTAATGACGCCACTTCTGAACTTAAAACACAGATAGTAAACGGTAAAAATTGTATTGTTATTCCTATTGACGAAGCTATTGATATTAATGGAATTACTGTAATGCACTAAATTTTTAATATTAGTTTAACTATAATTAAAGGATATGTTTTTATATCATATAAAAACATATCTTTTACTTTACAAAAATTTTAATTTTTACAATATAATTATATATTGTAGGATCGGAGTATAAAATTTATGTTAAATTCAAATAAAAAACCAACTCGTTATTATAGCAAAAAACAAGAAAATAGAACAGCTAAGATATTAGGCGGTGATACTGTTCCAAATAGTGGGGCAGCAAATTTTTGTGGTGGTGATGTTAAACTCGATAATTTTTTAATTGAATGTAAAACATTAACTACCGAAAAGCAAAGTATGTCTATTAAGAAAGATTGGTTAGAAAAAACAAAGCAGGAAGCTATATCACAGAGAAAAAGGTTTTATGCTTTAGCTTTTGATTTTGGTAGTAATGATAATTATTATGTAATAGATGAAAAGACATTTAAATATTTTTTAGATATTTTAAATAAACTGGAGGAAAATGAAGATGAGTAAAATAGCATTAGCACTTAAATATAGACCAAAAACTTTTTCCGATGTAGTTGAGCAAAATGCTGTAAAAGCTACACTAATGAATCAATTGGAAACCAATACAGTAAAAAATTGCTATTTATTTACTGGGGCAGCTGGCACAGGAAAGGCACAACCCTTATATTCTAAAGTTTTAACACCTACTGGATTTATAGAGATGAAAGATGTTGTTGTAGGAACGGATGTTATTGGTTGTGACGGAAAAGTTCATAAGGTGTCAGCCATATATAATAGAGGTGTTCGAGATATATATGAATTAACTTTCAATGATAGAACTAAAGTTAGATGTTGTAATGAACATTTATGGACATTCCAAAAACAGTATGATAATATTAAAAAAGGTTATTCTACATTATCTTTGTCCGAAATTTTGGATAAACCCTTATACAAACAATGGTATAGTAAAAAGGACGGTACCTATTATAAAACTTGGTTATACCATTTACCTGTTTGTTCCTCTGCCGATTTTCCTAAAAAGTCAGTTTTTATTCCACCCTATATAATGGGGTTACTTATAGCAGACGGTGGTTTAACGGATATTTCCTCTGTATCAATTTCCTTATATGAAATAGATGTTAGGGAGAAATTCCAGCAAATAATAGAAACTTTAGGTTATACAATACATCTAAAAAGTTCAACGCACCCGGAAGTTCACGATTATAATATTGTTCGTGCAAATCCTAAGAAAGGACATATTTCGGGTACTTCCAATCAAATATATGTAGAAATAAAAAATTATGGATTAAATGTTAGAAGTGAATGTAAGTTTATTCCTGCCGATTATTTATATAATGATGCGGAAAGTAGATTAGAATTATTACAGGGTTTATTTGATGGGGATGGTTATATAGATTTTAGAACGGGTTCCTCCATCAACTATACTACTACGAGTCCACAACTTGCGGAGAATATTGCTTTTCTTGTTAGATCCTTGGGTGGATTCTGTACTTTAAGTGGACCTAAATCCTCTTTTTATAAGGTTAATAATGAAAGATTGGAAGTGCTGTCTCATTATGATTTATATATTAAATTTCCCCCTGATATAATTCCAATAACAAGTCAGAAGCATTTAGCAAGATATAAGTCTGGACACACAGCTCCTAAAAAGACTTTAAGAGATATAAAATATATAGGCAAGGAGCCTTGCAAATGTATTATGGTAGATAGTGCAGAACATTTATATATAACAGATGGTTATACTGTTACACACAATACAACCGATGCCAGAATATTTGCCAACGACATTAATAAAGGTAAAGGTTCCCCTATTGAAATGGATGCTGCTTCTAATAATAGTGTTGAAGATATGAGAAGAATTATAGAACAAGCTAAATATCAATCTATGGAAGGTGAATATAAAGTTTTCATACTGGATGAGGTTCATTCATTTAGTAATGCCGCATGGCAGTCTTTTCTTAAAATTTGTGAAGAGCCTCCAGCCAAAACAATTTTTCTACTTTGTACAACTGATCCACAAAAAATTCCAAATACAATACTTTCTCGTGTACAGAGATACGATTTCAAAAAAATCTCTTTTAAAGGAATTGTTAATAGACTTAATTATATTATAAATGAAGAAAACAAAGAAAATGCTAATATAGTTCCTACTGAAGATGGTATAGAATATATTGCTAAATTAGCAGATGGTGGTATGAGAGATGCTATCACTACTTTAGATAAGTGTATCAGTTATAATAAAGAATTAACTCTGGATAACGTCATTAAAGCCTTAGGTGGAGTTAATTATGATATTATGTTTAGTTTAGCAGAAAGCATTTATAATTTTGATGCTAAAACAGTTATTGAAATTACTGAAAATATATATAATTCAGGTGCTAACATAAAACAGTTTGTTAAGGATTTTAGCAATTTTATCTTAGATTTATGTAAATATGGATTAACTAATGCATTTGATTATTTATATATTCCAAGCCTATATGTGAATAAACTTAAATCTTATACGAATGAACATTTTGCATTTTTTAATCAGTTGTTAGGTGAAGTGATTAAGTTGAGTAATACTATTAAATGGGAAAGTAATCCTAAACCGGTTATTGAATCAACATTCATTCTTTTATGTCAGAAGGTGTAAACACTAATGGTAAGCAGAAATGATATTATAGGTCAAAAAAATGTATTAGATAGAATAGATAATTTAGTTGAAACTAATAATTTTCCTCGTTTTTGTATTATAGTAGGTCCTCCAAAATCGGGTAAAAGATTAATTGCTAATTACATTTCCGATAAATTAAATTGTCAATTTGTGCCTTCCAGTATTAAGATTGACGACGTTCGAGATGTAATTAATTCTTCCTATACCGTGATGGATAATGTTTGTTATATGTGGGCAAATGCTGATGATATGAGTATAGGAGCTAAAAATGCTATACTTAAAATAACAGAGGAACCCCCACTAAACTCTTATTTTATTATTACTTTAAGAACTACAGAAAATATGTTGCCAACAATATTAAGTAGGGGTACTACATTATATTTACAGCCTTACACACCAGATGAATTATCTGCTTATGGTAATAAACGAACATTTATTGTAGATGATATAACTGCAAATATGTGTTCTACTCCAGGTGAAATAAATATGATTATACAATATGGGGAAGAAAAATTTTTAAATTTTGCTAATAGTGTATTAGATAATATCGGTATAGCTTCTATATCTAATTGTTTAAAATTATCTAATAATTTTGCTCTAAAAAAAGATGATGATAAATACGATATAAGTTTATTTTTACATTGTATATCTACATTGAGTTTAATTAGATATAAAGAAACACTGAATATAAAATATAATGAGCTATGTATTAAAACTTGTGATATATTGTCGGAATTTAAAGTGTCTTCTGTTAGTAAGTTAGCAGTATTGGATAAATGGTTACTTTTAGCGAATCAAATTTTAGGAGGTTAATTAATTTATGACTATAATGGAATTAAAAGAGAAAATTAACAAATCTCCTAAATTAGATGGATTATATATATTTACTGGGGATGAACCCATAATATTAAATGCTTATATTAATATGATTATTAAGAAAAGTGGTTATAAAGAAAAACACTTTAATTCTATAAAAACAGTGTATAATCAATTGAAATCTAAATCATTACTTTGTGAAAATAATTGTGTTTTTATTATAAGGGATGATAAAGAATTTGTTGGTTGGACAGAAACTGATTGGAGTAAAATTAATGATAATTTAATCAAAAATAATATTATTATTTTAGTTTGTGATAATCTTAGTAAGTCAAGTAAATTTTATAAACATTTTCAAACACATATTACAATATTCGATAAACTCAATATAGACATATTAGCAAAATATGTACAAAAAGAATTACCCGGATTGAATATTGAATATGCTAAAGAATTAGTTACTATATGTGAAAATATGTATAGTCGTATTTTGTTAGAATGTGATAAACTTAAACATTTATCCCAAGCATTAAAGTTATCAAATTTTGATGATTGTTATTTATATGCTATGGATAATTCTTTTATTTGGATTCCGCCAGAGGACGCTATTTTTTCTTTTGTTGATGCCTGTCTAAATCGAAATATTTCTGATTGCTATTATTATTTAGAAGAATGTAAGCGTATTAATGAAAATGAATTAAACATATTATCTAATTTATATACAAAGTTTAGAGCTTTATTACAAGTACAAGTTGTGGGTTATTCTAAGAATATAACTGACATAACAGGATTGCAATATTATCAAGTAAAACAAGTTTCTGATTTTGTTAATAGATATTCAACAGAAGAATTATTAAGGGCTTTAAGATTAATACATTATTGTGAATCGTGTATTAAAAGAGGTGATATGGAAGCAAGTATGACTATTGATTATATGTTAGTTAATCTGTTGTAAGGAGATGTGTAGTTTTATGTCAGATAAGTTATATGTAGATTTTTCCAATTATAAAGACTTATATTTAAATTCTTTTATGGAATGGTTACAACATCCTAAATGTAATTATGTTATTAGAGATACTGATGGTAGTAATAATAACAATGATAATTACCCTGAAAGTGATAGCGAACATATTTGTTTATGTAAAAGGTGCAATCGAAAAATTACAGATGAAAATTCCATAAAAGTTGGTATGGGTCCCACTTGTTATCAAAAATATTTGAAAGAAATAAACACAAATAAACTACATATTTTATTTTAACAAATTAAATATTTCTAATACTACTCTATTTATTGTTAATTGTAACAATAAATAGAGTAGTTATTTATGTAAATTTACAAAATTTTATTTTTATATATAAAAACTATTGTAATTTAGTTAATAATATGTTATAATAAATTTAGAAATTTTATTAATTAATAGAGAAGTGGTGATAATTTTGGCATTAAATTTTAAAGAAACAGAACAAGAATTATTAACACTTATAGAAAATAATCCAAAGGATGAAAAAATATATACTCTTATACGAGATATTGCATTTAATTATTTATTTAATGTTATGCGTCCAGGTAGTAGTTATTATGATTATGACATAATAGCATCAGATTTAGCCGCAGATTTATTTTTAAGAATAATAAAGGGAGCTAAAATAGAACATTTTACAAACTATATATCTCATATATTAAAAGCATATTATTTAAAATTGTATGAAGATATTAATTGGAGTGTTGTTATAGATACAACTTTAAATAACGACTTAGAACAATCAATAAAAACAAGTTGTATGAGTAGTCGAAATGATGATCACGATAAAATAGAAAATATATTAACAGGAATTTATTTTAGTCAATTTGAAAGTATAATTACGGACGTTATGAAATCAACCAAATTTAAATATAACACAAAAGAAAGATTAAATTTAGAGATTTCCATTTTATTAACTCTAAATAAAGGTAAAGAAGTATATTTTAGAATTGGTGACGAACTTAAACCCTATATAAAATTTATAATTACACAAATAAAACAAAAAATGACAATAGATGGAATTTGTGGTAGAGAAACATATAGTGTATATAATTTAAATAATGATGGCAGTTATTTGGATGATTTGTAATTATTTTATGTGGAGGTAATTAATTAGTGACTCATTTAGATAATTTAGATAGTTTATCTCAACCCGAAATATATTCCTTAATCTGTGAATGTTTGTATGCTCTAAAAAATAACCCTAAATATTCAATTATAAGTGAATTAGCTTTTTTACTCGAAAAAGATTCTTTCATTAAATTTATAAAATATTTTGGTGGAATGACTATCACTGTTCCTACTATAGATGAATTTAAAGAAACAATTAGTTTATTGCTGTTGTATCAAGCAACAGAAATTGATAAGTTACCTTGGAGACAGGCTTTAGAGTTTGCTGGCTATGACCAATCTTTGAGTCGTTCTGCCCAACGTAAACTTTCTATATTAAAAAAGTCTATAAAAGAATATAAAGAAGGTGCTCGTCATTATGAATAATACTGATAAATTTTCATCCACTTGTTTATATTTATATGGTTCTTTTTGTAATTGTGAAAATGTAGATAGAAATACATTTTTTAATTATTGTGTAGATAGTAGACTTAATAAATTAATTTCAGATAATTCTAACCAATTAGATTATGTTTTAGATAGTGTAGAAAAGTTTATTGATAGTATTATTACTGATAAACCTTTATATGAAAGATGTAGCAATTACAAAGAAAAAAATAAAAATATTGTAAAATATAATATATCTTGGATAGGTAAATTGATTAAAAAGTACAATAAATCTTGCATTAGTTCATCTAAATTATTACATAAATTAATGATGGATTTACGAGGAGGTGAAGGTGTTGCGTAAGTTAGGAACTATTTTATCTCCAGAATGTAAATCTTATGCTAAGGATATACAAGATATTACGGGAGTAGACGAATATATTAATTTACAGTATTTAAGATTAATTGAAAATTTAGTTTGTCAAAGAATCTGTGAAAAAGTTTTAGATAATAAAAAAGAAGAATTATTTTTTGAACCTATTACTGTTGAAATACCCTTAATGGGTAATTTAATAATAATTCCAGTAAAAAACACAAATAGTAAAGGTGGCAATATGTCATTTAATTTCAGTTTTGAACCACTTGTTACCTTTAGAAAACATATTCAGAAAATTTATAATACTAATGATTGTGAATTAATTTCTTTATTATCTGAAAATTATTCAAAACAATTAACTGAAACTTATGATAATGTATTAGGAGAATTATAATGACAAAAAACAAAATTTCCACTAATTTATCTGCGTCTTATTCTCCATTAAATGAAATGAAATTGCTTGCACAAGGTAAAATACATGAACCGTTTTTATCTGATTTAAATGGAAAAAATGTAGATAATCAAGCTAAATTATTTTTAGCTGCACAAGCAAGAAATGAATTACAGAGAATAATTAGATTAGCTGAATTTTTGGATAATATAGAAGCTAAATTTATGACAGCTGTAAATAAAAAGTTAGTTGAACAGCCGGATAATATTAACTTAATTATGACCGCTATGGATATGACAACTCAATCTTTAAAACGTTCACAAGAATTAATTTATAATGTACTTAAAGATGATAGTTTACAAACCTTAGTTGTCAATACGGTTAATTTAATTCCAGGTGCGGAACAATCTTCAATCATGTCCAGAAAATCGAGAGATGCTATTAGAAGCGTGGCTACTAAATTAATTTCAGATTTACAATCTGAAAACATCGTAGAGCAAGCTGTTATAGATATAGATTCTGACATGGAAGAAACAAATAATGAAATGACAGAAAAAGAACTTATTGATTCTAAATTAAACGAATTGTTAGGTGAATAATTTATGAATTATGTATTTTTAACAATAGATACAAATGAAGATATAATTCCTATTTCAATAACTTTTAATAATAGTGGAGAATTTGATGTATTAACTGGATATACATTGTCAAATACTGAACATAGAAACTTTAATAAAGATCAGTATAAATGTTTAGATGTTGGAATAGAAGTTCCTGGTGTAGGTATATTGAGAGATGGAGATAAGATTAAATTAAATTTATTTGATAAAACATTTTATACACTTCATTATGGTTGGTACACAACCAATGACGGATTAGATTTATTTGGTTGGTATTTAGTTAATAATGAACGAGTACAATCATTTTTTAAACGTTATATAGATACTGTAGAAATAATGCAATTTTGTGGAAAATGTAATAACTAAGTTCTTTAAAGTAGGACATATTTTTACGTTGATTTATACTGTTATTATTTAATTTAATTATTTATGTAACTTGTTTTTAGATGGAGGTCAAAACAATTTTACTAAAGTAATCAATTATTAATTTTAAGTAAATCCAAATATGTCCTACTTTTTAGATATATTTTAAGATTGGAATGATTTACAATGGCTTCAAAGAAACCCGGTGTAGATGGTGATTTATATAAGGATAATGCTGTTTTATTTATAGATACTACTTCATTTAGTAATACTACAAAAAGTATAATTAATAAGTATGAAGATAATTTTATGCTTGTTATGGTAGGAAACTGTGTATTTTCTATAACTTTTAATTATGGTTATTTATCTGATACAAATGCTGGAAGTGAACGTCTTTTAACTGAAAATAAAAATAATGCGGATAGCACTATTACTGAACTTATTACTGGATTTGATGTTGTAGCAAATGGTTATGTAATAACCAGACGTAGATATGGTAATCCTGGTGTTAAAAAATCTTCTGCCTATAATGATGCGAGAGCAATTTTAAAATATATATATGATGGAATAAAAGCAACTTTGGATGCAGATACTTCTGATAAAGATTATAAACTTACTACACTCTGTTCTTATCCTAAGAGATATGAAACTAAGACAGTTTCTGAATTAAAATCAAAGGGTTATCCTTATAATGGTAGTAATTATTTGAATAGAGATGGTGGAGTTAATCATTATGAATAAGTTTAGGAGATGAGTATTTATGACATCTTATATTGTGTCTGATTTAAAACAATTAATTTATGTTCCACAAAATAATTTAGGCATTAAAATAGTATTAGAAGTTGTACGAAATATACGAAATTATAATGATACTACATTTAAATTAATTAAACTTAAATTATATGGTTGTACTATTTGTTCTTTATTGTATGATATTGAATCAAACAATACAAATTACGATTTCCCCTATGTGTACAATATTGAAGAGATCATAAGTATTCTAAATAAAAATGGGTTTAATATTATCTACCAAAGTAAAATTGAATTGAATGAAACAGAATATCAAATTTTAAATAGTATTTATTCTTTAGGTTATAATTATATACAGTGTGGTAGGTATAACCAAAATATAGAACCTCTTGTTATTTATATATCTAAAAATCCTACAAATTCTTATAGTGCAAATCAGGAATTTGTTAGATTAGATGAAATTACTTCTGATTTTGATGTTAATGATTTTGTATGGTTAAGAGAAAAACCTTATGAAAGTTTTTCTATTCCATTATTGTTAAATAGAGAATATCCGGAGCCTTTGACATAAATTTAGTTTGGAGGTATGTATAGTGGCTTTAGGAAATAACAAATTATTTCGTATAAAAGTTAAAGGTATTAATAGAGGAAATTTAGCCCGTAATTCTTCTCCCGGTGTTACATATATTGTGTCTTCGTCAATGGACAAGGCTTATAATGCTTTGTGTATTTTGTATGGCAGTGATCCTAATTATACAGATATTAAGGATTTTGAATTAGAAACTATTGAATTAGTTGCCGATGAATCTAATCCTAATACCTGTTTAACTGATACATATAAACTAATTATGGCAGATAACTTTTTTGAAAGGTTTACTGTTAATAATAAATTAGATATACAGGCCGTTAAAGATTTTGTAGAAAATGAAAATGTCATTAATAATAATGATAAAGATGATGAAGATGATGATACTGAATTGGAGGAAAATGTATGATTTATATATATCATCATACAGATGATGATGGGTATGCTTCTGCTGCTACTGTTATTACTTATCTTATTCTGTCACATACTATTAATGATTGGAATAGTTCAGAACTCAAACTTATTCCTTATAATTATACAAAGTTAAATACTTTTGTTCCTTATGATGAAAATGATTTTTCTTTAGGAGATAGTATTTATTTAGTGGATTTAAGTGTTTCTACAGGTACTATTGAAAAATTTATAAATTTTATTGATTTATTATATAGACGAAATTGTAAATTTACTTGGATAGATCATCATATAAGTTCTTTAGATGATTCCTTTCAAGTATTATTGAATAAACATTTTGAACAATATCATTTTGAAAAATATATAGATTCTAATTATTGTGCGGCATATAATTGTTGTAGATATTTATTGAATTATAAATTAGGTATATCTGCTATTCCTGAAATTATAAGAATCATTGATGATTATGATTGTTGGAAACTTAGATTAGAAGGTACAAAAGAATTTATAGTTGGATTTAGTTTACAAGATAAACATAATCCTTTAAATTCAGATTGGTATAAATGGATAACACAGAGAGATGAAAGCATTCACATAGTAAAAGAATGTATTGAAAGAGGTAAAATTGTTAATCAATGGTTAAATATTGATGATACTACTAAATTTAGTATTAGTGCCTTTGAAACTACTTTTTGTGGACTATTGTGTTGTGCCATTAATGTAAGACGTAACTCTGATATTTTCAGAACAGATAAAGACTATGATATTTATTTAAGTTATATCTATAATGGAGATAATTATATTTATAGCATATATAGTAAAAAAGAAGATGTTTATTGTAATAAAATTGCTGAATTATTTGGTGGTGGCGGACATAAAGGAGCCGCTGGATTTACAAGTAACAAATTAGTTGTAAATAAACATAAAAATTTATACTATAGATATAAAGATTTTAAATTAACACATAAATATAGAAAGTTATTGAAAAGAAATGGTGATAACTAATGTTAATCAAGCCAGAAAATAATAATTATTTGATAAATATAGATAATATTTCAAGAATATTTAGAGATGGAAATAATGGTTTAGTTTGTGTAGTTCCGTCTGCTACAAGTAATACTGGATATGAACAATTTGTTTTGTTAAGTAGTGGAGCTGAACAATACCATTTAAAAAGTATTTCTGCTTTATATAAACAATATGTTATAACGGAAACAGGTGAACTTTTTATACCACCAAAAGTATATGAAATTTCTAATGATACAAATGCTATAACGGCAAGAAATGTGTCTATTAATTTTGTAAATGGTACTGGCAGACTTAGCGTTGATAATAAAGTATCCTATGGTTTTAATGTATATCACAATGGAAAACTTTTAGTTGAAGGTTTAGATTATATTACAATATTACCCTTATATAAAGGAACACACCAAACATATAGATTTATATTTTATTTCATTCAATCCAGATCTTATTACTATTATTCACTTACAATCAATGATGATTTAAAGTCTGTAGGTTCTGATGTTAGTGTCGAAGATTAATTAAATATTTACATTATTTTAATTACTTAATAACAATATTACTTTACAAATATGTTATACTATATTTAAGTAAAAATACACTTAAATATTTATATTTGTGAGGTGATGATGATTTGAAAAAATCCACATTGAAAGTAAGGAGTAAAGCCATAACTGTTTCTAAAGTTTTGGCAAATGATATTAGAGAAGGTAGAACTTTAATAATAAAACCTTTACTGTCTAAGACTGTAATAAATTCAGATGATTTATTTTATCTAAAAGAGCCCTTGGCGGAAAATAATACTTTTACTACCAAAGATACAGCTCTTACATTTATAAAAGTTTTATCAAATAAAGTGGTTAATATACAATCTTTAACTGATACAGACATTGAACATTTGAATATAGAACATAATGATATTAAAACATATTATAATAATCAACTATTGGATATGGTTGGTGTTTGTGTAAAAAATAAAGATTCTATTAATAAACTAATTAAAACTTATTCCTATGATAGTAATCCAACAATTGAATTAATTGAATTGGAAATAATTACACCTGATTGTTAAAATTATTTATTCATACAAACTTTATTATTATATAAATTTAATAACTACTAATAATGTAAGTATGTGTTATTTAAAATTATTTTAATATACATATATTTACATTATTAATTTTTATATTTACATTTTGGTTATTAAATTATTATATTATAAAAAAGGTTGTGTGTAGAATGAATTTTAATATAGATACAAATGTTATAATTGCTATAGCAGGAGGTATCTGTAGTATATCTGCTGCCTATGTGGTAGTTAAAAAATCTATAAAGGGTGTGACTGATAAAGTAAGAGAAAGTATAAAGAAAGAACTTAAAGATGATATTAAAAGAGATGTAGTTGATCCTATGTATAAACAGGCATTGGAACAGTATAAAGAAGATTTTAAACTTATCACGAACCATTTAGATTCTTTAACAGAAAAATTAGAAGAACAATTGGATGAACAGAAAGAACTCAATGATGTCGCCCATGAATTTAGAATTTCTACTCTTAAAGGTCTTATAGTTCAATCACATAGTACATTCACACAATTAGGTAAAATTGAACCTATGGTGTTAGCTACTCTTGAAGATATTTATAAAACATATAAGGATATTGGAGGAAATCATTTCATTGATGATTTAATGGAGGAAATTCGTGATTTATCTAAAGAATCTAAAGATTAACATTTGCAATAGGATAATATAAAATGGAGTGGTTTTGATGGGTGAATTAATTACTACTGATGCTAATACTACGGTTAATAGTAATATAGATTATGATTTTTTAGGTACAGAATACTATTATGCTAATTATAATCCTTCTGGTGGTTATAAAGCCTGTAAAACTGTTGTGTATCATTTGTTTTTAAATACGGATAGATATCATCAAAGTTTAACACCAGATATACCTCAAGTGGATATAAATGAACAATTGTTATTTATACATCTGTATAACGGGGATGAACAATTTAACATTGTAAATGCTGATAGTATTAAAATTACTTTTGAATGTAATGGTAAAACAGTTGAGGGAGATCCAGAACGATTAGATTTATATAATCCATATAGAGGAACATTTACTTATATAATGAATAAAAATGAAACTCAATATGTTGGATTAAACACCATGACTATTACAGTAACTATAGGTTCTGAAACAGCTAATTTTGTTACTTGTTATAATGTGGTAGCTAATGTTACTATTGGTAATATAGATGGTACTACATATGAAGGAATGACATTACAAGATTTAATAGATTTAATAAAAAATCATATTGAAGATAAAACAATTCATTGTGATGATTATAAAAACTTAAACATATATAATGCGTTTATAACTGTTAATACATATGAAGATTTAAACACAATAGATAAATCTTTGTTAATAGATGGAAAAATGTTTAGAGTTAATAATCCTACTGTTACTTACTATTATTATGATACACAATCTAACACGTTTAAACCTTTATTGTTTGATAATGTTGTTTTTGATGATACATCTTTATTATCAAATTATTTAGCACAAACTAAATATTATTATGAACAAGCCCAAGATATCTTATCACAAGTACAACAGATTAAACAAGAAATGGAAGAGCTTAGAGGTTAGTTATTTATTTTTATATGATATCATTTTGGAGGTAATTTTTATGAAAGCTATTATAAGAGAACATCCTTTAAACTATTCAGATGAAGATATGTATGATATTGTAGAAGAAACTATGGAAGCTGCTTCCATCATGACTTCTTTATATGAAAAATGCTTTTACTGTTATGCTTTAAAAAATGAATTTGGTTTCACTAATGAACAACTTCAACATTTAGAAGATGTTATGCAGAAATATTTAGTTGAAAATGTTGTTGATAATATTTTGGATAATTATCCTATGGAAGATGCCAAAAAATATAAAGATGATATTTACTATAAGACATATAATTATTTAACAAATGAATATAACTTAAATTTAACATCAATTTATGATGACGAGAATGAAGAAGAGAAAGAAGAATAATTGAATGAGATTAAAACCTAAGTATGATTCAAATAATTCCACTATAATAATAAGCTGTTCAAATAATGAACAGCTTATTGTAACAGAAAAAATATTAAAAGCTTTTAGTTATAGTTATGAAAAATATAGTTTGGGTAATGATAAGTGCACATTTACTCTTAAATCAAAGTCCAAAGATGATTATAAAATATTTTTAAACTTATGGAAGTCAAACATATGAATAGAATTTAATGACTTGTAAAGTTAATAATTTATTTATACTTTATTTTTTATTTTATAACACATTCTGTATTATTTTGTGTTATAATATAATTACAGTAAAGAGATGATATTGAAGGAAGTGATTATTATAAAACTTCAAATAAATGAAAATGAATATCTTTTTGAAATGGCTAATATTCGTGGTAAATCTGTTAAAGTTCCACATAAACTTCCATTTTCATTTTATTTTTCTTCAAAAGATTGCGTAGAAGGTAAATCATTGTTTCACGGAATTAGAGTTAAACCTGTTTTAAATCCTGAAAAGATGTCTATATCTATGGCAGGTACTTTAAAACTTTGTGATGATTGGGAATTTATACCACCAGAAGGAGAAAAGGTAGATTCTAAACTTAAAAAGCAGATAATTGAATTTTTTAGAACATATAAAACATTATTTGCTGCTGTTTGGGAAAAGGTTTTATCTCCTGATGCCCTGTATGATTATTTTAGAGGAACAATTGACTTTCGTGAATTAAAGGAAGAATTTGATTTTTATGATATGTTTAGTAAAGAATTAGATAATATTTATGATTTAGACAGTTTAACTGATTTTATAAGAACAAATAATTTATTCAATTTATGGGAATCTTAATATTTGTTGTTGTATTAAACTCAAATATAAATTATTTAATTTATAAGGCTGTAGTGATTAAAAGCCTATTATAAATAAGTTCACAAAGTACAACTTGTTTTGCATAAATCTATGTACAAGATTTTAAACAAGGTGAACAGATATTAGGTAAATGGTGTAGTGGTAGCATAGACTCATTTGTAGAGTAAGGGATATCGTTCGATTCGATATTTTACCGACCACGAAGAAAATATCTTAAAATTATTTATAGTAGAAAAATTAATGTAAATTAAATTAAATGTTAGTCGCAGAGATTGAATTGACTGTAGGTGAGTAATGGCCATACAAATCCTACCATTAATTCCACAAGATGAAAAGTTTGTGGCAGCCTTATGTATGCGCTTGTAGCTTAGTGGTAAAGCACTTGACTTTTAATCAAGGGAGCGTGGGTTCGAGCCCCACCAAGCGCACCACTATATCTATATAGACAGATTATATAGATAGTTGTTAGTCATATACAATATTCCTTTTTATAAAGGTATATTGATATATATAGCATAACAAAACCTCATATTTCTCTGCTGGGTAATGCTGAGTTTTTGTTTTCTCCGTCGAATAGCTGCGGCTCCTACATATTAAGCTATTCTGACAAGTCAAGACGGTGGAGTGAATTACCTAAATGAGTTCTGTTTTCATAATGTTGTCCGACTCATTTAGCTGTGGTAGAATATTCACAATGAATGAACAGGGTGGGGTTCATTCAAAATGGAACCTTCGTCTAGTTGGCTAAGGCATTCGGCTCATAACCGAAATATCTTGGGTTCGAGTCCCAAAGGTTCCACCATTTTTATTTTTAAAATATAGGAAAGGTTATATATTAATTTATGAAGATTGAAATAACAGTTAATAAAAGTAATGATAAAGAAGGTTATTTTACAGCATCTGCTACTACTTCCCTTAAAAGAAAAGAAAAATTTGGAATAAATTGTACTCCAGAAGATATAGGAAAACAAGTAGCAGAATTAATTGAAAAATTAGATAATAGTGGTTTGATTGGAAAAAAGTAAATTTAACAATTTATTTACGGTATTATTATTACTTTTTAACAAAAAGTAGTATATAATATATATATTACATAGAACAGCAACTAAATAGGTTACAATCAACATTATTAAGTTTGAATAAGGGGCAAATTATTTGAGCTTAAATATCAATTTAATTGTTTTATGTAATATTTGACTTGTCAATGTCACTAAACCTGATAAGTGAGAGAACAGCTTGAAATACTTTTATATTCTTTTTATTTAAATAGTAATATCTCTCTGTTTAAATAAACCTAAAAGTTTGTAAAAGTTAATTGTAATTCCTTTTGTCAACTTGTAGCATAATTGCAGTAACAATATGTATATAAGGAGTTAAAAACTTGTGACAAGAATGTAGAACATCTTTTTACTGAAAGATAACTATACGAAGCTATCGTTAGAGGATTGCCGATAGCACATACGAGAAAATAGCTTAATTTTGTAGAGCATTGGTTTTTAAGAATCACAGGTCTTAGTTCAATTCTAAGTTTTCTCCACAATTTATTTTTAATGTTAATAATTAGTTTACAAATAGTTTATTACTACTTAACACATTCAATTAAAATATGTGTTATAATGTAATTACAGTAAAGATAAGAAATAACAAAGATATATAAGAAAGGTTGTAAATTAAATGAAATTTACAAGTGGTTTTATTCAATACTAATAGGTTTAACTGATTGAACCTGCCAAAAATCAATTAGTCTAAAGATATGTTTGGCACTTACTGGATCCGGACAGTAAGGAGGCAGAGAATATACAACTCGTTAAGAACATATTTTTAGTAGCAACTATTAGTTAATAAGATATGCGGCTGTGGCGGAACAGGCAGACGCAAGGGACTTCGTTATAAAGGCAAGGTTTTATTCAATGACAGTTTATGAAGGTTATACAGCTAAATACTGAAAATGAAACTGTGGACCACATGGATGGTAATTTTTCTAACAATAGTTTTGTTAGAGAAATGAACGAATACTTGCCCAGCAGGAGCCTGGTAGAAGAAATTCTATCAGTGGAGGACGCTAATTCGGGGAACTCTTTGGTCGAGAATCCCGAGCAAGATTAATTATTTTAATCGTGTGTAGAGACCTTACACGTCCCACCTAAGTCAGATATATGATCTGATATGGTGAAGAGCAAGTCCAGACTACAACACACAATTTATTGTGTGGCTATCTAAAGATAGAGTAGTAAGAAAATCCCTCGGTGGAAACATCATACGGGTTCGATTCCCGTCAGCCGCACCATATCATCATAAGAGGGTCGGTGTAAATCCGATTAAATGCTTTCCCACCAAAATCCCGACGGGAAACACCCTTGAAAAACTTTTTAATGATGCTTTGGGATATGCATCATAAATAACGTTGGAAGTTTACTGGTGTTTTTAAGGCGTTATTATGTGGTTTTAATTGGCACAAATGGTTTCCACACAAAAAACCTTTTTCGTGCCACATAAGCTGGATTAGCACAGCGGTAGTGCATCCGCCTTGTAAGCGGAAGGTCATCCGTCCGAATCGGATATCCAGCTCCATTTAAAGTAAAAATACAAATTATACATTTTGGAGGTTAAGCATTATGACTACTGAGAAGATGACTATTCACGAAGCTCTTAGCGAATTGAAGATTCTTGGTTCAAGAATTGAAAGAGAAATTGCTTATGCTAATTTTGTTATTACTAATAAGCATAGTAATGATAAGATTAACGGACAAAGTATTGAAGAATATAAGACCAATGTATCTTCTATTTATCAGAAGATTAGAGACCTTATTAGACGTAGAACTGCTATTAAGAAAGCCGTTGTAAAGTCTAATGCTATTACAGAAGTTACTATCGGTGATGAAACAATGACAGTAGCAGAAGCTATTGAGTATAAGAATACAGGTATTGATTATCTTGTAGCTCTTAATAATAAATTGTCTAATGAGTATGCTAATGTAAAAACTTCCATCACAAGAAATAATGGTGATGTCCTTATAGAAAAGGCCAATGACTATGTAATTAAGCTTTATGGTGGTAAAGATAAGGATGTTAGTGCTTCTACAATAGAAGATGCAAGACAGAATTATATCAACACACATAAACTTGATATCATTGATCCTATTAGTATTGATAAGGAGATTAAGGAACTTACTGATTACATTGATAATTTTAAGTCAAAAGTAGATAGTGCTTTGAGCGTTTCTAATGCTATAACTACTATTGAAATTTCCTATTAATGGTTTTAATTTTCGGAGGGTCTTAACGGACTCTCCGGAATAAATAAACAAATATGATTGTAATGTGAAAATTAAGAATTAAGATTCCTCGTATAATAGGTTAATTATACAACTACTTAATACATTTAACATTGAGGGTTAATTATGTATTGAATTTCCAAAATAGCCAAAAGGATAAGGCGTCAGTCTTTGGAACTGAAGATGTCGGTTCGATTCCGATTTTTGGACAAGAAATGTATTGTTAATCGGTCACTATGGATCGATTAAATAAAGATGCTATAAAGTTCAAACTTCAAAATTCAATCATTAAAGTTACAACATTCAAAGTTTATAAATGTATTTAAAGTTAAAAGTGTAAAGAATAGAAGCTCAAAGCTATATGAAATCCTTGATTAAGGGTTAATGTGATAATCTTATGAACAGTTAATCAACCCCAAGGCTGCATTTACAATCATTATTTACAGGGATATGGTGGAATAGGTAGACACGGTTGCTTCAAATACAACTGCGAAAGCATAAGGGTTCAAATCCCTTTATCCCTACCATTTGGGGATATGGTGGAATTGGTAGACACGACAGTTTTAGGTGCTGTTGCGAAAGCATAAGAGTTCGAGTCTCTTTATCCCCACCAGTTGAGGTTCAAGTAGCAATATTTGAAACTCTTTGTGGATATGAATATAACTAAATAACTTTTGCATATCGGCTATTTATACAATTCATATCCACATTTATTGGGATATAGCCAAGAGGTAAGGCACGGGATTTTGATTCCCGCATTTCGGTGGTTCAAATCCACCTATCCCAGCCAGTAAGGAAAAGCGTTTGGTTCTATTTAAGACAGCATACTTTTATATTTAATTGGAATTAATAGAACATCAAGCCCGTTGTCAGATAGCTTTTCTTTATTCCAAAAAATTTACAACGAGTGAAAGCCTAACCATTTAGAATAAGTATTTGCTTGACCTAAAAATCAAGAGAACATAGAGTAGCAACTATGTGTGGCGGAAAGTAGTTGTAAGTTTTTTATAAATGAAACTAATGTCTGACCCCCATTAGTTTCATTTATGTAAGCATAGACAAAAGAGAATAACATTAGGTTTATTCTGGTAAAGTCAGCCCATTTATCAGGGTGCGTAAGATGGTTGCAAACATCTTATTTGTTGGTTCGAGTCCAACTGCTTACGCCATACCATTCCAATGTTAATCCTTGATTGGGATGGGAAATGCACGTTTGATGAAGCTAATGTCTGTCACCATTAGCTTCGTTTATCGGGATGTATCTCAGTTTGGTAGAGTGCTTGCTTTGGGAGCAAGATGCCGCAGGTTCAAGTCCTGTCATCCCGACCAAATGCCCTCCGAGGTTTGCGGATTGACGGTGAAAGCTCATTCAGTAGCACTACATATTTCCAGATGAGTCTGTATGAAAGTAGGTTAGACTGATATAGAACTCCCTACATTCTATATGTTTTCGGACAATATGAGAAAGGCACTATTCATTTTAAAGGTTATGATTTAAGTGAGGAAGGATAAGAAATTTACAAGAGGAAATGGTGATATTGTTTCTTATAAAGAAATGATTGATATTATATGTAATTATATAATTAAAGATATAAATGCTGAATATGAATTAACTGTCGGTACAGATAGTCAAACTCATTCTAATACTAAAATGGTAGAAGTTATTGCTTTACATAATGTGGGTAATGGTGGAATATTTTTCTATTATATTGAATATGTAAGACGAATGACTAATGTAAAAGATAAGATAATAGAAGAAACACAAAGAAGTTTAAATAATGCTAAAGGTCTTATAGACAATATTCAGTTTAAACTAATTGACAATGATATTGATATAGAAAATTTAAATTTACGTCTTCAGATTCATTGTGATGTTGGAAATAAAGGTAAGTCTAAATCTTTAATTAAACAGATTACAAATTGGGTTAATGCTTTAGGATATGATTGTACTATAAAACCAGATAGCTATACAGCTTCAGGAATAGCAAATAAAATTTCAAAATAGGTGTATTACAGTGAGTCAGTAGAAATTAATTTCTTGAAGTGGATTCATTAGAAAGTACGTTTTAAATGGTTAAACGGTTCTTTTATAGACGGTGGTTTAATGAGAGAAATTCTATTTAAAGGCAAATCAGAACAGATATGGTATTATGGTGGTGTTTTTAAGTATAATATGCATTGGTTCATTGCCACAGAAGATGGTAATATATTTCGTGTTTCCCCTACAACAATTTGTCAATATACAGGATTAAAAGATTCTGAAGGCCGGATGATTTTTGAGGGGGATATTGTAAAGACAAGTGAGGTCGTGTCTGCTTATGGAACAGATACATTCACAATTGACTTTGCTGAAGGTAATTTTTATATCTGTAATACTGGTACTATTGCTACATTACGCTCGTGGGCTGAAATGGTTAAAGTTGTAGGAAATATCTATGACAACAATTAAACTTTACTTTCGTACAGGGTGGTATTATACAATGTATAATTTTGATAAAACATTTCACATTACTCCAGAAGAAACAAGAAAGCAGATTGAGTTTGCTCGTAGAAATCTCACGGCAGATAAATACTGCTGCGTATGTGCAAATTCCATAGATAAACCTGATACTGAAATGGGTTATCCAACAGAACGCTGCTATTGTTCTGTCAGCGGAGAATATCGAGACGGATGTTCTGGTAATGCTTGCAAAAATTGGAAAGCAAAATATCCTGAATATGAGGAATGAGAAAATTGGTTTTATGTGAGGTGAGACGATGACTATAGAAGAAGCCATTAAAGACTTAGAAGAAGATGGTATAATGCTTGGTGCTGGCGACTATGTTGATGTAGAAGCACTAAAGGTTGCCGTAGATGTAATGAGAGATTATCAAAGAATAGTGTATGAAAATGAACGTTTAAAACACGAAAACAAATTAGCCTTTAAGGAACGTGATGAGTTGCGTAAGCTTATTGTGGAGAATGAAATGTTAAAAGTCCCTGCAATGAATATAACTATAACCAAAGAACAAGCCGACAAATTAGGGTTCAACCTTGAGTGAGGTGAACAAGTGAAAGTACACGAAATAGTTGT